AATCCCAAATGCTAGAGATTGTACAGGCACACAAGGACCTAGGATTTTACAAGTTTTCGATGCATCCAAACAGTTATTTTATCGTAGACGGGCAACTGAAAAGCATTAACTATTTTTTTGTGTACGCAGCGTCTGAGAAGGTTGTACGCATCAAAGACTTCATTAGCCACATTAGCCACAACCGTAGAAAGGACCTAATAGCATATTCAGAAAAACTAGGCATAAACTGGCAAGAAGAAACACCGTTAACTAAAATACAGCAGTTAGCGTTTGACAGTTTTCGTAGCAACTACTCCAACGAATTTATTGATGCTGCCCAGGAGATATATCAGTGTACGAAGTAGTTCAGTGGTCCTCTAAACTCGACCTGGCTAAGTTTTATAAAGAAGCTAATGCTAGAGGATTTGTAAACAACGCTAGTCAAAAAGTTATGATCGATTGTTTTGCTAACGAACGTAAGTGGAATGCGTGGATTTTGTATAAAGACAGTAAAGCAATTGGTTCTGTTGCTGCTCATAGCTTTGACGACGTTATGGGACAAGACAGTTATCGTATATTAACAAGAGTATGCACGTTTGGCGAAGCAAGGAAAGCAAAAGGTCTAACAACCGCAAAGAGATTATGCGGTGAGCATCAAAATCTCACAGACCAGTTTCTTCTGCCTAAGTGCATAGAATGGGCTGGTCGAGAAAACTTATATGCAACATCAAATGCCAACGCCGCAGCGAGTCAGCGTCTAGTACATTCTATCTATTTTCCTACTTTAGAAAAAATCGGAGTAGTAACTAGGATAAAAAACGTTCACTATCGCCATACTGACCAAACAGTATGGCAAATTAATGTAGACGAGTTTGAGGAGAACCTAGCTAAGTATCCCAAGTGGGTTTAAAAATCTTATAATACATATTAGACAGCACTTTGTTTGGCCATTCTATATGTGTAGAAATTGAACGCTTACAGAACTTTTCTAAGTCTAGTTTGTCTTCAACAATTGCTTCGTCAAACCGGTGTCCAGAGTTTGTACCCATTAACCCCTTAATATCGGTAAGGTACATGTACGGAAAATCTTTGCCCGCAGTTGCATAAAAGTCAAAAGTCTTAAGAACACCGTTACTTATAAAATAGCAATGCGGGTATAAACTAACTTTATAATATCCTGAATCTATAATATCCTGTAAAATTCCTAACATCTGCTCTTCCCAGTTTGGTAGGACATCAACTATGTTTCTTCCAGAGTAAATGATGTGGTTAAGTGTCTCGCCGCCCCATTCAATAAATATCTGCTTAGTGTTATAATCTATTTCAACAATATTTGGTGCCCACGGCTTATCTTGAAATAGTGTTAGATATTTTACTTCTCGATAAAAAACGTAATCGACTAATTCTTTAGTATAGTCTGGTCGCTCAGGTAACCATTGTACTAAGTCTGTGGTCTGGTATGCATTGGTGTGATCAAAGTACATACATAAAACATTATTTTCTTTGTTTACTAGCGGAGTATAAACCATGTTAGTTCCAGTGTGTTCCATGTTATACGACTTATACTTATAAACCGGCTTCCACGACGACACATCAATACTCAATCTTATCTCCTATTTTAATTTCAAACTGCGAAGGAATAATCTTGCGCAAATCACAAACGTACTTACTTTCAACAATAAATTTCACTCGGTCACTACTAGCTTCAAAATTCGATATAATCTTAGTTTTGTTTGCTTGATTTAGCCATCCACTGACTGTATTGTCGAATATATATCTCGCTTTATCCCCGTGTGTAATTATTTCTATTTGCACAGGATCTATAATGATAGACTTGGCAAGGAGCTGTCTAACCACTAACTGTACTCTATTGAATTCTCCGAACACAACAGCAGAATGGACGCGGCCTGCATCCATTAACTGCCATTCGCCGTTTGCTACTGTTGGATAAATCTTATCATTCTCGAGATCCACTAAGTAAGAATAACTACTTTTTACAGTTAAGTGATACCTGTCATCTATATCAGCGTGACATTGATACGATGTTCCTCGTTGCATAACTATTACCCTTGCTTCGCCAATGTTAACCGGCAGCGCACGTAGCGCAGTTTCAAACGCGGTGTCTTTATACTCGGTTTTTATAACCCAAGGATCATAAAAGAAGTCTCCAGTAGGACAATTAATTGTTATTTTTCCTGGCATTTGGTCAAATACGTCAAGCTGGTTGAGTGTATCTAACGAAACAGCAGTACCTATTTTCTTTATCATAAATATATTTAGCAGTTTGCTAATCAGGTAAATATTGCCATGAAGCACCCATCTACCCACCCTAGCTGTACGTTCTGCATGCATCCTTTTACAGGATTAGCCACCCGCGAAGACGGCGCCATTAAAGTGTGCTGCCGTTCTCAGCCTATTGGGTGGATACAAGAAGAAACCTTAGAGCAAGCGTGGAACAACGACAAGATGCGAGAGGTTCGTAAGCAAGTATTAAACAACGAGCGACCGGATGTGTGCAAGCCGTGCTTTGATCTCGAAGATCAAGGCGTCGAGAGCTTACGACAACGTCACATAGCAGGTGTTATACCCGAAGCAAGGGCCAACTTATACCCTAACGCACTGGACAGTTTGGAGGACGACTATACTATGCCCTTTGAATTCCCTACTATAGAAATAAAAATCAACAACTTATGCAATCTCAAGTGTAGAATGTGTAATCCACTGGACAGCACTAGCTGGAAAGACTGGGATCAGGTCACTGAGTTTTACAAAAAGGAAAACAACTATCTGATTCCCACAGTAGAAAAGCTAGTAGACAAGCCAGGCCAGTACATAGGTCCGTTTGACAATACAGCAAACTGGTGGGATAGCTTCGAAAAGCTGCTACCTTTCTTCAGACGAGTAGAATTTGCTGGTGGAGAACCGTTGATGGATCCTAATCACTACAAGATTCTTGACATGCTAGCGCCATACGGTGAGAACATTGAAATCAAGTACGCCACAAACGGCACAAAGCTGGGCATAGGCAAGGGCAGGACTATACAAGAGTACTGGCCTAAGTTTAGAAGTGTAGCTGTAAACGTGAGCATAGACGGTATACATGATGTTTACGAATACATACGCGGCAACGGCAAATTTAACGAAGTAGTTGACAATATCAGAATTATGCAATCTATCCCTACAGTGAGTAGAATAGTTGGGGCATTTACTGTACAAGCAAATAACATCATGCAAATTGACAAAGTGATTGACTATTTCTTAAACGAACTAGATATTATCTTTTACAGCCACCGGGTAACCTATCCAATGGCGTTGAGTGCGCAAGTATTGCCGCCTGCATTAAAACAGGAAGTCGTTAACAAGCTAGAAATAATGAAAACAGCAGTGTTGGCCTATCCTAAAATTCAATCAAGTGAGTTGCTAAAGAAAGTAACGCTGCAACAGATTCAAGACAACATTAACTTCTTACAAGCAAAGTGTATGTTCGAATCACACTGGCAAGACTGCATTGCGTTTAACAAGAACCTAGACGCTACTCGAGGTCAAGACTTTTTAGCAGCTAACCCAAGGTTTAGACTATACGTATGAAACACGTAACCAGCAAGTGGCCTCACCAAGACAGTATTAAGGTAGAATGGAATCTAGGAAAACGCTGTAACCTAGATTGCGGCTACTGCCCTGCTGAAATCCACGATAACTTTAGTCCACACACTAATATTGAGATACTAAAACGCACTGTTGATCAGCTTGCGGCACTAGACAAACCGGTGCGTGTAAGCTTCACAGGCGGCGAGCCTTGCGTGCATCCTAAAATAGACGAACTGCTACGCTATACAGAAGAGAGAGTAGATTGGATTAATGTTACTACTAACGCTTCCAGGAAGGCAGAGTGGTACATTAAACAACCAGTAAACCATTACGTATTCAGTCTTCACTTTGATAATAAAACTGTAGATCGAATGATTAGGCAAATTATGCAAGTTAAAACAACCTCAAGCATTCCGTTCCATGTAAATGTCATGGCCCACCACGAACACATGGACAGAGTCCGAACTGCGGTTAGACTGTTTAGTTTGCTTGACGTACACTACGCTGTCCGACGCATACGATGGACTGAAAAACACGACTGGTTTGACGACTTACGATACAACCAAGAAGATCTAGAATGGTTGCTGAAAAACGATGCAACAGCAAAGGCTAACGTAGTTGTTGACCACACTAACGATATGCACTCTAACGACATTATTAAACAGCACTTAAACCAGTTTAAAGGATGGAAGTGCAACGCCGGTGTCGAGAGCTTAATGATAAATTGGGACGGCGAAGTACACCGGGCAACCTGTAGAGTAGGAGGCAGCTTAGGCAATATATACAACGGAACTTTTACTCATCCAAATGAAGCTATAATTTGCACTAGACAGTGGTGTACTTGTGCCGCAGATATTCCTTTAACAAAGACTAAAATATGATAAAAACAGAAGCAATAACATTAGCTGGCCCAGAAAAAATGATGGTGACCTGGGACACAGGTAGACGATGTAATTTTAATTGCACTTACTGCGAAGCTACTAGACACAACACGTATAGCCCCTATCATTCCTACGACGAGTTATTAACTACACTAGAATTTGTTAAAGAATACACTAGCATATACGACACAGAAAAACAAGGCGTAAATGTAGACTTTACTGGCGGGGAACCTACTGCTAATCCTGACTTTTGGAAATTGGCTAGACATATAAAAGATCACGAACCCCAACTAAGTTGCGGATTAACAACTAACGGAGTATGGCATCCTAGACGAACCGAGGAGATAGTAGATTTGTTCCACGGATTAACTGTTAGTTACCATCCCGAAGGCGGAGCAAAGGCCAAAGCTCACGTTATAGAAAATATTAAACGACTTTATAAATCAGGAATCTGGTTGAAGATAAATGTAATGATGCACGTTGATCACTTTGAAGAAGTTAAACAAGTCTGCTATTTACTAAAAGACCTAGGCATAACGCATTCTCCAAGGCCGATCGGAGACGGAACGTCAGAACGAAGCGGTTGGTTTGTAGACACCGATGGGTCTATGCGCAGAACTAGTCATAGTTACAGCGAGGCACAACAAGAGTGGTACTTTGACTATATCGGGCAAACTAATCCTGCAAAGCAGAAAAAAGAAGGATCAGCAATGGGTAGAGGCTGTTGTGGCGGAAGGTGCATGACAGGAAAAGTTGGCGGTGAGTGGGTTCCGGTAACTCACGTTGACAATAATTTTAAAGGATGGTTCTGCTCTGTTAATAAATTTTTTATGCACATTGACCAACATGATAAATTAGTCTATCATCATCAAACTTGTCAAGCACTACACGGTGGCAAAAGAGGACCGCTGGGCAGTTTGAACGATACTGCTGCTATACTGGACTACGCCAAAAATGCAGTAAACGGTAGTCCTATAGTATGCCCAAACAATCGTTGCGGGTGCGGAACTTGCATTCCTAAAGCTAAACATATAGAAGTGTTCAACTTGCTTTAAAGCAAGTGTGCCAACTCCGGAAATACTATCTTAGCTGAGTTGCCTCGTATTGCATCTAGTTTAGTCACGTATTCTTTAAAGCCAGGCAACAGATGACTGTTGTCTTGAGCGTCCATATGTTTTAATACCGCTTCCCATCGCTTCCATCCATAAGGGTTAGTTTTCCAAAAGTCGTCGTCCTGACGATAGTTTTCCCAAAGCCACACTTTAAACTCTGCAAAAATTCGATGCACTTCTAGTTTGTCTTCTAGCGGAAGTATCTGTATGCTAAGAAACGTAGGAATATACAGTAGGTGCATGTTCACAAGACCGCCTCCCATCTGTACTCCACCCGGTACTGTGCCTTCGTTTAGCTTCTTAAAGTTAGAACGAATCTTCCATTTCATGAACTCTGGCAAATGTTTGATGTTAAAAATCTGTATTGCTGTTGCTAGACTAGTCTGAATATTATCAGGTGAATCGTCTAACATATGAAGCGTCTTCTCAACTTGTGCAAAGTCTGTAGGAAAGCGAATGTATTCGTCGCGTGGACCACAGGCATCCATGCTGATAGCAAACTTAACCTTTTTAAACTTCTTCCATAACTCTAACAATTCGTTGTCAACTAGCAGTCCGTTTGAGTTATAACGCAGTAATATTTTATCTTGGTAACCTTGTCTTATGATTTCTTGAATAAACATCTTGTGTTCTTTAATCATAAGGGGTTCGCCGCCAGCAAAGTACACCTGTTTAAGGTTTGGTACCTGCTTGTACATCTCTTTCCAGAAAGTATCTTTTTGATGCCACTTATTGTCAAAATTATCTTTGTCGAATTGAAGTTGTTGTTTGACATCTTGGTCTTCAATTTGAGGTAATAACTTTTGCCAGTCCTTGACCCATTTGCTAGAATCATGAGGACTACACATTACACATTTGATGTTACAAGTATGCCCAAGTCTTAGGTCAAGGTATTGCAGTTCTTCTGGCACTGTTCCGTCTTGTTTAGTTTGCTCTATTAGGTAGGGGATGTCAACGTCATCGCGGTGCCAAGTCATTGTCTCCCATATTCGTTTAGACACAACTCCTTGACTTTCTTCTTTAAAGCACTTAGTACAACTTGCAGGAACTTCGCCTTTGAGCATAGTTGTACGCACACTTTTCATGTAATCGTTATTCCATGCGGCTATTGGAGTGTCCTTGCCAAAGTTTGCAGGTTTGCCGTCTTCCATTTTAACCAAGCCCACTTCGTGGTCATTGCCTGCGCCGCTGGCGTTTGCACTGCAACACAATCGCATATCTCCGTTAGGACGGGTAGCGAAGTGAATCCACGGCAGTACGCAGTAACTTTGCGAACCTGAAACTGTTTCTATTTCTCGTTGATATTTGCCTAGTTGGCTGTCTTTGTCATTGTACCATTTGTTAGTCATTGTTTAATATAGTTACCTTAATAAATTGATCTTTTGGCTTAGGAAGCTCTGCTACGCTTCCGCAGGTTCTCGCACATGTTACTAACTTGTTTTGCGTCCAATAGTATTCCCAAGCAGTCTGCCAACTATCAGAGCTAACAATGTCGTTAACTGATCGATTCAGGGCGTTAGTATCTCCCAGTGTTTGTTTTAACTCTCGATACTGCTGTAGCATGTGAGTTCTTATCTCTCTAGTGATGTCATTTGCAGGTGCGTAGTTGTAAGGTGCGCTTGCAAGAAAACAGCACGGAAAAACATTTCTATACGCATCAATGTATATCTCTTTAGTGTGCTGAACGTAACAATTAATTTCAGAGTCGCCTAATACTTTTCTATAATTCTTAACAGTATCTTCTGAAATAAAAGGAAGCTCCGAGGAAGAAGGCGGCTTAATGAAGTACTGCGTTTCTCCTTTATTGTCGTATACCGGAAATTTAGGACTTCCTACAAATCTAGAACTGTTCTTCTCAGTAAACAGCGCAAATCCGGTCTCTTTGGCCCGGCTTCTGGCTTCTTCTACTTGATGCTCGTTATGTTTAAATTTTATAAAACACCATTCGGCGTTACCGCCTGCGCTAATAAATGCAATAGCATTTTTAATAATACGATTAAAATCGGTACCAACACGATAAAGATGATGTGTATCTTCTAATCCATCTAATGCAAATATTACTTTATGCGTCTTGGGTAAGACTTTCGCTAACTGTTTCCACCAATCTGTAGTTCTGGCACTTCCGTTTGTGTGTATCCGAATATTAAGATTAGGGTTTGTTTGAGCGGCGTAATCAATCATATCAATAAGATCCTTGTTAATAATAGGATCACCAAAGTTGCCGCACATATAGAAACCTTCAATTTGGTCCAGAACTTCGGGCGTGGCTATCTTCTTAAAATCGTCAATTGACCATTCCTGATTTTTTATTAACGGATTATCTTGGCCGCCATGATGGTTTCTTGAGCACATCGGACAAGCTGCTTGACACTTGTTGGTTATCTCAAAGTGGATATCTTCGAGCTCTGTAAATTTAAACAATTTTCCTCCCTATCAACATAAATCTTGTGTACAGTGGTGTTTCTAGTTCGTCGCGGTGTATAACTTCTATTTCCGAATGTTCTTCAAATTCTTGTAGTGTTGAGTGACACCGAACGTGCTCTGCACAATCAAAATAGTTGTTACTCTGCAGAACAACAAGCGCATTCGTCGGAACTAAGCTTAACCACTGATTATATTGTACTTGTGTTAAGTGCTCACAAATGGTGTTAATTACTACGTCACCTCTATATATCTGCCGAGTTAAATCGCCAGTAATTGCTCGGAACCTTCCCTGCATCTCTTGTCTTTTATTTACCGTGCAGGCTGTTTCCTCACAGTCAGGATCGATATCGTAAGAATGTATTTCTCTAATTTGCAGATTGCTATTAAATAAAATACTAGCAAGCACGCCGTTCCAGCCACCGTGAATGACATATTTCGATGCACTTGCAGGGGCATACCTAGTAAGTGCTTCTACTAACCATACTTTTGATCGTACTTGTCCCTTCCAAAAGCTCTCAAGAGTTCTGTATCTACTACTCGAGTTGCGCACCGCATCCATCCAAAATAATACGTCTTCGATTTCTACTTTCATTGTTTTACCTTGGGTATTTTTGAATCTGCAGAACTTACGCAAGTCGGAGTAATACAGGTAGCCGGACTTGTAAATAAGCTAAATCCGTCTTGAATAGTTCCTAGTGGAACGTCGTGGCAACTATAAGCTCGTTTAACTTCGCCACCGGGCTCGCGTATGATGCAACTTTGAAAACCTGCGTTACAATTCCATCCTTGAAACTTATTAAAACCAAATGCATTAAATCGTTCTGCTTGATCTATATAATAAGTATTGCCTTGTCTATCTTCCAATCGAACTTGCGGAGCGACCTCTCCGTGGTACTCTTGAGGGAATCCAATTTGAAGAAGTTGTTTTTGTGCGTCAGTATAGCCCTCTACCACTTCAGTAGCCGTATCGTTGCTCTGTGGCTTTAGTGTGACGTTTATACCACGTTCCGCAAACCTTGCACATCTCTCATAATACTCGTCAAACAGTTCAGGAACCATTACTTGGTTAATAGTGAGATAAGTGTTGTTGTCAAGTAGTTGCAAACACTTGTCTCCAAACTCTTGTTCACGAGCAAACTCTGCATGAAAGCTAGCTGTAATACTGCGACGAGCAAGAGGTGCAGTTACTTCTAGCCATTTGTTCCACCATTTACTACCTGGGCTTAGATTCGTAGTCATATGCAGACTTTGATACTGGGCAAAGTCGTCGTTTACATAGTGCTCTATTAACTGGCCAAATTTCTTGTACGCTGTTGGCTCACCACCACTAAACGAGAAATGAAACTCTGTAAATCCGTTGGCTCTAGCTTGACGTTTGATCTCTGTTATTGTGTTTTTGTATAGTTCTAGCTGACGGTGGTCCGGAACACTCGTTCGAGCATAACTCCAACAGTAAGAACAATTATAGTTGCAAAATCTAGCCAATATCCAAGACACTGAAAATAACTTGTTATCTAACATCGTTTGTTGACCGAAACTCGTAATGTCATTAAAGGGTATTTTACTGTAGTCTGTAGATGAATCATGCATTAAATAAGTTTCCGTATTGAGTTCTTCTCGGTAATGTCAAAACACTCTGTTTTTCCTGAAATATGATTTGACGGAACATATTTACGAATAGTATTGTCACTTAAAAGTCTATTCTCTAGTAAATGACATTCGTAAAGTGTTGTTTCCTTTGTATACAAGATAGTAACAATATACTTTGATCCGCATATCTCGTTTTTTCTGATTTTAAAATCTCGGCAGGTAATTCCTATTTTTAAAAACCGTTCTTTGTTATTTGCTAATTCTATAAAATAAAACTGAGCAGGTTTGCTTTTTTCTTTAGGATACTGTTGAAAATACTTTGCGTTATAACCGCCTGTTAAGTAAGGTTTATTATAAATGTTTGCACACTGTCTCGAACAAAAATTTTTGTATCTAAAATCTTTTGGGCTAAACTGAGTAACTCCGTTGCACGTCTTACAGGAAGAAGAAGAAATACTACTATTATTTAAGTATGCAAATAGTTTTTCATTAAAGTTAGTGTACTCAAAACTGTGCTGAACAAAGCAATAAAACTCAAAAAATTCTCGTTTTACTTGTGCTTTTGAATAATTAGGATTTTTAGCTATGTCTACAACAACGTGGTATAACGGCCAATATGTTACATTGTGTTCTGTTATTACCGGCAGCTTTTTTGTAACAGTCCTTGCAGCTTGTCCCCTACATTTTACAGAGCAGAAATCAGAAAATCCTTGTGAGTAACGTCGCATTTTTGTCTTCTGCGTACATCGCTTACAGACATACACAGTATTAGGATTGAGATATAAAAACACTTTTTCCTTAAAATCTTCTACTTCGGATATATTAGAAATTACTACATGTTCCTTAGGGAAATCACGCTTTATCTTTCGAGATAGACTGCCTGATGTAACTTGTAACACGTAATCGTTAGTTAATAACATAATTTATCCTTTTGTAGTTATGTATGTTATTTAGCAGTTATAGTTACAAAATCTAGCCAATATCCAAGATACAGCAAACAGTTTGTTATCTAACATTGTTTGCTGTCCGAAACTAGTTATGTCTTCGAACGGAATATCTTGATAGCTCATACGTTGAGTTTGTTCTCCTCTAAGAATTGTTGGTACAGCCAGTCATAATCGTTTATCTTTCCTAGCTCATTATTAAACTGATAAACAGTGCCATATTTGCGGCCAGCGGCGGCTCCTCTAAGAGCATAGTCTCCAAACATTGCTCCTCTACCACTTGTGCACCAAACATCAAGGCGTTGTTTAGTTTCTTCGTCTATTTGTCCTCTTATGGTGTTGCTTGCTAGTTTAGCACACTCTCTAAATGCGCTTCTCCATGTTGCAAACGCATCTGTATTAAAACTGGTTATATTTGATATATCTGGCATTGCTTTAAAATTGGTTGAAATACTGGTAGTCACGTCATGGCTGTCAAAATCCATATTTAAAGTGAGCCTGCGCGGCAGTAACTTTACGCCTCCGTAGCCGTATTCTAATCCGTTAATAGGATTAATGCTGCGCCAAACATGCACTGTGTCTAGGGAATACTCATCTACTTTATATTCAAAAGAAAAATCGTCAGCTAGCTGCGCGTCAGCATCGACTACCCAAAACATCTTAGTAAAGCACTGTTTAGCTGCTTTGATGTGAGCTTGGTGAATTCCTTTAACTCCGTCTACCCGTTTAGCTGCCGGGAATCTGCGTTTAAGAGATTCCCAGTTTTCTTCTGCGTTAATTTCATTGTAGCTTATAAAAATTATATCATACATAATATATTGTACTACTTTTTATTAAATATGTCAATTACTTAGTATTACCATAATGAATAACTGTGCTTACACTGGATGTTATTTTACGCCAAGGATCGACTATAATACTAAAAGGAGGTATTGAACAGTACAGTTCATCTACTGACTGTTTACCTGTATACTCGTAAGTAACCGAAGCAGAGTGTGCCATTAAGAATACGCCTGGTTCTGTAGGTTGATAATCATCACCAGTGTACGGATCTATATACGTGGGCAGAAATCCTGCTTTTTCACAATAATATCCAACCAGTAAACTGTAACTTCCGTCAACGTACGGAACCCTTGGCTTATACGCTTTTCCATGGATGTATATGGGCATATTGTGTTGTTTAGCTTGCTCAACTAATACTTTTGCTAGATTCTCTGCCTGGGTCTCCCTTGACTGCATAACGGCACCAAACAGATCGTACCCTAGATCTAGCTTTTCTGCCAAATAGCGTAGAGCAATGTTATCTCTTGGGTGACAACCACCACCGTCGCCCATTCCTGCTGTCATGTACTGTTTGCCCATAATGCGCATATCAGACTCAGCTAATGCTTTAGTCACAACATCAACGTCAATATTGCCTTGCTTTTGCGCAACGTCTTGTATCATATTCACTAACCCAATCTTAGTTGATATAAAGGTATTGTAAAACACTTTGATGCACTCGCACTCGTCCCAAGTACCGACAACATAACGAGGATCGTTCTTCATGATAGTTTTATAGAACTCTATTAGTTCGTTAGCATCACCTGTCTCGTTGCCGTCACAAGTACCTATCATTACCATCTCTGGATTTACCATATCCCACTTAACGCTGCCCATAGCAATAAGATACGGGTTGTAAACAAATCTAGTGTTGTCTACTAACTCAACAAACTCTCTTCTTGTAGTGCCCGGAAGAACAGTTGATACGAGAACTAGTAATTGGTTCTCATTCATATACTGGTTTGCTTCTGCTAACACAACTTTGACTATATCATAAGAAAAGTCTTTTGGCGTTAAATGCGCAGTCGGAATACTGCCGTCGTAGTCTGGGTCGTGTGGTGTCGGCACTGCCACAAATACAATATCTGTGTCCTCTACACATTCTTTAATCGAGTCTACTATATAAACTGTGTCGCTTGCGCAATGCGCAACGTCATATCCTTTAACACAGTGTCCGTTGCTTGACATTACTTCAGCGCAGGGCATGCCTAATTTACCTGTACCTATAAATCCTATGTTCATCGTAGCTCCTGTTAGTTAATTTATTTACTCTACCCGTTGCAATGTTTCATTAATATCGGCACTAGCTGTGATTCGGTACACCTTGCGGGAGAGTTTTTAACCAAATACGCATTGTGTAATAGATCTTCTGTCATATCATACAGCATATTAGCCCATTGCTCTGCCGGTATTGCTTGAAGCCTATCAAATTCTGCTAACACCATCCTTAGGCGTTTAACATCATCTGGCTCACTATCATAGCTGTGATCAATGTAAGTGTCAAAAGTATTGTAGCCAAACTCTTTTAGAAATTTAATATTATTCATGGGACCGCACTGAATAAAAGGCTGTAGCATAGCACACGATTTTAATGTCTTTTCTGTTAAGAACGGATACGGTGCATTAGGTGAGTGTGTTTCTGTTACTAACTGGAAGCTAGAATTAAGTCCGTGTATCCATCCAGTAGTAGGAGCTAGATTTACTTGAAGATCAGCTTCTTTTTCTTTGATACTAGGGTATATATCTCCTGCTGTTTCTAGTATCTTAAACTGATTTTCGTACTCAGGAAAATAGCTTCTCCAATTAAACCACCGAGACTCTTTTGGAATTTTAGAAAACGTCCCTAAGCTAAACAACGTCTGGTCTTCGTACTTCTTGTTCATTATGTGCGCTACTATCACAGTACGATGTTGACGAGGTAGTCTGTTATAGCATAAAGATTTATATGGCATTATCGACTTACGTAATATCAACGACAACTTTTCTTGAATGTATTCGTTATGATTGTCTAAGTTAACAAAGTCAAAAAGATCATACCCAGTAACAACATTGTATCTTTTATTTGTTAATGCATCGTCTGATAACAATCTTCCTGTACTTCCAAACGACGATGACCCTGTAAGTAAAGTGACATTATCTGGGGTTGTATTAAGAGTTTGCAATAACTTTGCTGTATCAGTCCCCCATTGTTCATTAAGTTGCTCACATTCGGTAGAAAAGTCAATTATCCAATGCACTCGTCCTTTTCTATTATCTTTCTTAACACGCAGTGGCATTGGATATCTAGATAGTTTTAGATGACTATCTCTGTGAAATGCAAACATTGGGTTGTAAGCCTTATCAAGTATATCTCTGTACACACTTATATAAATTATGTATTTTTCTCCAGGTACAATTTCATCTAGGGTCTTGTGATCGCACAGGCCAAATTTATCATAAAGAGCATTCCATCTGTTCATATCAAAACTGTGCGACCAGTTGGAATGCTTGTGAGGCAATCCTGCCAGTAACTTGTGTTTGTGCTTTGTTACTAGTATATTAATTCTTTTATTCATACGCTCCTTCTAATAATTCGCGGAGTGTTCTCGTAAACTTGCTTAAAGAATGCCGAACCCATTGAGTCAAGGGCTGCAATTTCGAGACCTGCGTTGACACGTAATACCGTGCCAAGTTCTTGCATTTTTTCATCAACGCAGGTCTCGGTCATGCCTTTGTACTTTTCGTTCCATAAACTTGTCAGGTACTCAAAATCTCTCACCTGATTGTGATCCCAGTCAGTGCAAGCTGTTAGGTAACATCCCTCGCGGGCCCCTAACATACTCCAGAGCCCGTTTTTTACATCTGCTCCCACATTACACCAAATTAATAATCGTTGATAGTTCTGCCACCACACGTCTTTAATGTTATTAGCCTTTACTCCTTGATCAAGACTCATTTTTACACCTTCACGAAATCCAGCGCGCCAGGCCTGGAAAGGACTAGAACAAATGAAGCTAGTACTGTAGTTTTCATTAAACTGGTAATATCTATGATCAAAACAAAAATCAACTGCGCCGTCGGCGTCATCTACTTCTGCTGCTTCGTGCGTCCTCATGTTTTCAACAAACTTCTTGGTCCACAATTTGAGACCGCCGTTGCCGTACATTAATCCATTGACTGAAATCTTGCCGCACCAACTAAACACGTGATCTTGGGTCAGTTCTAACTTGTCTAAATCTATTTGCACTTGAAGGAACGCTGGGTCAACAATGTTGTCAGCGTCTACAGTAACAAAATACTCAGTCTCTGACAGTGCTGCACACGCTTTATGGGCTGCGTCACTGCCTTTAACACCGTGTACGCGCTTGGACCACGGTACCTTAGAACACAGGTCTGCGTAATTCTTCTCTGCGTTTGGCTCGTCGTAAGAGAGGAAGATTATATCACACTCTACTACGTTAATCACGCTTGACATTAAATTTCCTCTATTGAATATGTTTCAAAAAACTTAGTTGTATATATGCTGATGTTTTTTAACTTGGTATTATAACGAAATAGCGCAGTTAGGTCTAGGTAGTCGTTGGTCAAAAGGTCTTGTAGGTTAACCGAAAAGTTTTCATGCAAAATATTAGGGTCGTTGGTTGCAGTTATACTAAAGTTCAAACTCAGTTTGGCACATTGATGCAGTAAGACTTTATCTAATCGTAGACTCTCGCTAGCTGATAATCTTAGAATGTTGTTGGGCATGTCCTTAACGAATTTTATATCAGCAGGTTTGTTAGTAATTGGAATTTGATACAATTGCTGTCTGATGTCTGCTGATTGATGTTTACGTACTACTTCGTTAAGAGCTATTCGTTTTAACGTGGCGTTGAATGCTACAAAAAACTCACTAAATTGTCTTTTTCCTAGCTTTAGCTCTTTTACTTCGCTGTAATCGACTTCCAGTACCTCGTAGTCTTCTACTTTAGATTGCCTATTAGCAATCTTAACAATTTCCCCTGTCTCTTGTACATAGTGAACGTAACCTTTTATATTATTTGAAGTTTCTACTGTCATTTGATTAACTAGGTCTGTAAAATTAGACATTTAGGTATCTCCTATACGTGTCAAGTACTGAGTTTTCTTTCACAAAGCTGTTTTCAGTATAGTGAAATATGCCTGTCTGCAAGTAGTTTCCTATCTTTAGCTCACAGTTATCGTTAATATAAGTTCCTACAGATTCCTGCCAGCTTGTCTGTACACTTTTCCAGTCCTGTGCGTGGGGTTTCATGTGAGTGAAACATGGGAACTTAGCAACCTTATTAGTAATATTACTTTCGCAGGCAAGTATCTTTGTAACAATTGCTGCACATACGTCTACGCTGTAATGCTGTGGACTACTACTGTCCTTGTTTGCATATAATTCATAAAACTTCTCCCAATTGTATGTTACAAATTCCAACCATCTATAAAACTCATGAGCAAAGTCACATTTCTTAAAATAATGAAACCCACTATATATATTTGGCAAATCGTTAATTACAAAAGTTTTTCTATAAACACTGCTGGTTACTAATTCGTTTCTGTACGTATGAACCGCACTAGTAAAGTACAGATCGTAGTTGTTAAGAAAAGTTACCCAGTTAGATATATCCTGTAGTACCAACATATCTGTATCCATTACAATAGTTCTTTCGTAAGGTGTAGAGTGATATATCTTCCAGCGGTTTTCTACCTTCCATTCTTTATTAGCAGCATGGTCGCCAAACGGAATAGGTATTATTTTATCAAACAGTGGTTGATACTCCTGCGGCACTGTGTCGTTAGTAACCAAGCTTACAGGGAGAGAAGGATTTGTCACGCTAACGCTCATTGCCAAAAGACAAGCTTGCTGTACGTAATCGTCATTGGCGTTATTTTGAGCAAGTACTACTATTCCGGTATTATCCATTTGTTACCTTGTCTATTGCTCTATTCAAACTGAGCTTGTTCATTACATGGACAGTTTGTCCTTGTGTTTTTATTGGGGTATATTCTCCAAGTCGATGTTTCTTTTCAACAAGAAACATCATCTCGTCGTCTTGTAGTCGCCAAAGAATGTCTTTATCTGTGACATAAAGTATTTTTCCCGGCATACTCGCAGTAAAATTACCCTTCTGAAAGCCGTTCATAATGTGTATAGCGATACTAAAAGCAAAGTCATTTCTGAACATAGTAGTTGAGAGTTGGTAAACTTTAACATAGTGTGTCCAATTATCTTGAACATGCTTTACTAGATCAAAGAAAGTACTGTTGATCTCATTTTTTCTAAAGAAAATACATGTAGCCCAGTAAAACTCTACGCCGCAATCGCTTATATATTCAAATTCCGACACATCTCGGACGTTTCCTAGGTCGTGTGATTCTTTATATATTAAAAAGTCACAAGACGACGTAAAACAATTTTTGTATATGTCATTACAAATAACAATATCAGTGTCTAACAACAAAGTTTCTAAGTAAGGACTTAGGACATAGGCATCTGCCCGCCGTCTATTGTTGAAGCTAGCAGAAGCATGAGACATTGCTCCGTCAAAGTAAAGTCTACTATTTTCATCACTATATTTTTCTAGTGAAATTACGTGATCAAAGGTATCAGGAAAGTTATCGTTGAGATAGCGGGGGCTGTCTGTTACAATACTTGTAGGAAGATCTAAATAATATTTTACTCTGTCTGCTAAGAAAGCAGCCTGCTTGACATAGTCAATGTGACCGTTGTTTCTAGCAAAGACCAGGACACCTCTAGTCTTTGTCATAATTGACCAACTTTGCTGGACTTCGGTTTTTCTTTAGTTGCTCGTATTGTGTGTGATAACTGTTTGATGCACTAAAGTATACATCGAGAATACTGTCGTAGAAATCAGTAAGATCGTCTATTAATGCAGGAGTGTCGTTGTCGTCAACAAGAATGACATCCTTGTTGTATTCTCTGTCTACTAACATGTTAACAAAAGTCATCAACTCTCGCGAAACAGTAAACTGACTTCCTTTATAAAAGTACATCAATTCCTCATGATAGTTTTCTTTAAGTAGTCTTTTCTGGTTGTTTAACGTAACCATGTAATTAGAAAAGTCTAGTGCTTTTTCTAGTCGCTCGTCCATCAAAATCTCCTATATGTTACACAATTATATAGTAGTTTAACATTCTTGTCAAGGAGAGTTTTGGTTATAATCCAGAGATTAGAGTTCCTACTATAGCACCGTCATAGCTCACAGTATCCGTAACTACTCCATTGATAGTAGCACTACCGTCTGGAATTAGAACTGACACGTTGCTCGAAAAGTCCCCAAACACTGCTTCGTCAATAGGAGTATCTGGTGGAGGAGATGACACTGCTTCCCCGTCAACAAATAACACTCGAACTCTTACAGTAGTGTCATTAAGTGACAGGGCTTGTATTGTATAGTAATTATTAACGTAAGCATTAGAAAATGCATAAAAGTACAATTGCTGATAGGATCCAGTAAGGGAGTAATTGCCAACACTGGTGTTTTTATTGGTATAGAATGCTGTAGTATTACCAATAAAACTGCGATTGCCTGCTATACTATAAGCATCTAAGTCGTTCATCCTGTTGGCCCAATCAACTGATTTAGCTTGACTACCTGAATAGTTCACATCAGCATCTACTCGAATTTCGCCTCCTGCGTTAAAAAAGTGTCTTCTATCAGCAGCATTCTCAAAAGATACATCAAATATGTGAATTAGCTGTCCGTCCCATGTTCCTCTAACAGACTGATCGTAAACAGATGAAATCGAATTACTAAACTGATCGAACACTAACGAAGTACTGGCTTGTGATGCGGCATCAATACTGAACCTGTCAGTCTCAACGTTGCTTGCTAGAGTTTCTAATAATTGTATGTAGGACTCGTCGATAATATCAGCGCCTGGATTGTTGTTAATATCTCCTTCGGGATAAGGTAAAATTGTAACGTTGCCGGAACCTAATTGATGAATACGAGATCGTATCAAGTCAAAGTATATCTCTTCGTATTCTTGTACAGATATCTTATTGGTGTCTGTGTTATTGTCTTCGAAGTTGCCGACTACATCACTAGTAGAAATAAAGTCGCCATAACCGTACGTAGGAGTTAAAGGAGAAGATACTCCTAGTACTAGGTTTACTGTATCTCTAAGGGCATTATATCTTGCTGCTGTTACTGGTGTCGTGGTTGCCATAATATTGTCTCTTGTATTGTTATAATTATACTATCAGAAACAAATTTATGCAAGAGTTGATTGATTGGAAAAACTAGGACCTGCAACTGATACATTAATGCTATTTGCTCGTAGTTGATTAACACTGCTTTCTAATTTACCGTCGACATTATCGTCTATGTTTCCTACGAAAGCTGCGTCGTTAAACTGTATTTTGAATAGAATAACGTTAGGATTTGCCTCAGGTTGCGTTGCTTGAATTGTGTAGATGTTCGAAGAGTAAATACCTGACCCAGTCTTGCTGTATATTCCTTGATAATTGTCTGTTAATTGATAATTACCAATGGCAGCCGCGGCGCCCGAACCAGTAGTCACTGTGCTATTACTTTTAAATTTTACAGTACCCATATTCGATAATAAATTTACCCAGTCAGCTCCTTTGCTGCCCGACGAACTAGTAAGATTGGCACTAAACCGAATTTCGCCGCCTGTATTAAAAAAATAACGTCGTTCATTAGCATCGGCAAATGTTACTTGTACTTCGTGTGTTATTGTCCCGTTCCACGGAGATTCTCGTCGATCAGAAATACCTGTTTCTAGCTCAGCCTGAGTCGGTACATCTATTAAAGCTTTTTCTGTTTCAATTACGGACATTAGGTTTTCGTAGTCAACCATACCTTTTAACGAGCCATTTACATCAGACGTTGTTACTCCGTCGTCATCAACAAAAAAGCTAGCATCTTCAGCTACAATATTTCTGTCTTTTATTAGCAAAGCAATCATCGTGCTAGTAATTCCTACTTGATGTGCTCTTGCATTAATCATATCTCTATATATACTGTTGATATCTTCAGCAAGTATAAAGTTGTTCTGGTTGCTTACCGGAGCACTTTCGACCGGTTGCCCGTAACCAAACTGTCCTGCGCCTTCTCCTAATACTAGTTTAATGCGTTCGTGTAAGTTTGTTACTCTTGCTGCTGTAACGTTTGCCATGCTGGATCCTTAAACCTTTAGTACACATTCTACTAGCTTTTCATTTTCATCATTGCTAGACTCTAGTGCGATACCTACCATACTTGCTCCAGTATGTGATGTACATGCTGTGCCTTTTCCATGTACGTAAACTGCTTGACCTTTTTTTACCATACCAACAACTCTCACCGGCACTCGACCTTTTAATCCAACTGCTTGGCCGGGTGCATCGCTATTCATTAAATATGCAGGGTTTTCTGAAATTACGCCAATTGCAATTTCACCCGCGTTTGCAGCGCCGACATCGTGATCGTTGTGCGCACAGACGGATACCACAGTTCCAACCGGGTATGTTTTGTTAGTTGAATAAATTTCTGCTAGGTCCGCATAACGGGCTTGAGTTGCAGTACCCTGGAATAAGGTAGCTGATAAGTTGCCAGATGGGTCTCTTACTGCAATAGTGTTTGGAATAGCTGTGACTGAAGCAGTTCTAAAATTAGATCCTACTCTTAGGTTAGTTGCATTAACAGCTTCACCCCTAAAGTTAGCTGCATACACGTCCTGTATTCTATTGGTTAGTGACCCAAGATTAAACACGTTGTCTGTCGCAGGTAACATACCAGTAGGACCAAACGTAAACGTAGGAGTAACTGCACCAGCACCGTTAGTAACTTTTATTTTGATAATACTATTTTGGCCCGTGACGTTTTGTATAACTCCCTGGTTACCGTTTTCTATGTTTAATTGCAAATCGTTAGAATCGCCGATTGCAATGCCAGCGTCTGGAAATTCTACTAAGCTGTCAAAACTAGCTAGATCCCGTGTTGCAAAGTTTTCTGCTGATATACCACCAAGCTTCTCAGCGTTACTAGCAGTTCCCCAGTAACGGAAATCGTTACCTGCAACTTGTTGGCTGTTGGTTACTCCATCGTCTGCTAGTCTAGTCCACTTTAGCGTTACGCCTCTTTTGATTCCATCGAACCCAAGAATAGGAGTAGACACTCCTAGAGTAAAATTATTTGCAGCATTAATAACAAAAATAACTTCGTCGTTAACAGTAGCTGATATCAAATTGCGGACTGCGCCAGTAGCATCAACTACTTCAATACTCTGCAACTGAGTAACGCCGTTGCCCACGTTTTGCGGACCTACTAGAACAAAGTTAATTCCGTTGTATACATATAATTGATCACTTGATGAATTCCACCAAAAGTCCCCAACTGACAGTCCAGTTGGCTGAGTCCCAGAAGTCTCTGATCCGCCAGTACTACGCCACTGGGCTCCATCATAAAATTTTAACTTGCTACTTCCTAAGTCAAACCACACCTGTCCACTCAGTGGCCTAGCCGGTTCGTTAATTCCTGAAAAGTTTTCTAATAAGAACAAAAAGTTCTCGTTATGTAATTCACCGTAGCCCGAATAGTTCTTGCCGATAAATTTTAAATCAGTTGTTTGGTCAATAGTACCATCATCAACTACTGTTAATAAAGTATTATTGTATCTATCAATTTGATAAGCCATTTAAGTATAATCCTTAGCGTTTGTATTATTTATCATATATTAATATGGATTTGTTACTACTATCAAGTTCCAATTCGTTCCGTCCGCAGCGTATTCCATTAGTGCTCTACTTGGAGTTAATGACACTGTGCCAGAAGCGCCGGCTGGGTCAAACTCAACTTCTTGTACAACTGACTGATTTTCAGTTCCGTTCTTGTCAACATCTACTAAAGTAATTGTTGTAGCACCGGCAATATCTACACCACTAACGACTGAGTTAGAATACGACACGGTATGAATCATAGCTACTTTACCGTCATAAGGTTGGTATAAATCTGATAGAATTACAGCCACTGCATCTGACAATGTAGTTCCTGTTCCTAGACCGGTTACGTCTAACGAAAATCCTACTGGTTCTCTTCTAGCAGCGGTGTCTGTATAAAGTTTAGTAGCAACATCCTGCGGCTGTGTCGGATCTAATACACCAGTAATCCTTGCTGGAGTCGATAAAGAGATGTTACCGTTTAATGAAGATATGTTAATTCCAGCGGTGCCTATAATATTTAGAGGAAGTAAGTTATCAGTAGGGTCACTTGCTGCGATTGCAGCACCTGCCTTTATGGTCGTTCCGTCGATTGATGTATTGTCAACGCTGAGTGATATTAAAGTACCGATTTCATTTAGGTCGAGCGCTTTTTGAATATTAACTAAACTAGTATTTGTTAGTTTGAGCTCGCCTCCTATATGATAACCGGTAGAACTATCAGATATGTTGATTCCTACGTTAGAAGTCCATGCATTGGTTACACTTTCCCACGTCCATTTCTTTGTTAACGAGCCGGCGATATCAAATATTATACCAGTATCATTTGCATCAGCAGCACTAAGTTCGGATCCAGGTACCGTCCTAGCTAGTTGTATAACCTTATCCTCAACTCTCAATATGTTAATATCTAGACTATTTGCTGTCCCTGAAAATAATAGATTACCGGAAATTCGTAAATCACCGGTAACATCTAAAGCATACTGTGGGTTATTATTAAAAATACCTACCCTTGCTGTACTTGCATCTATATACACTGCATCTATTGTTGATGATGTTAACGATGATGCAACTCGTAAGCTCATATCCTGATCAAAAATTTGGTTTTCTATATAAAACTTTCCACCTACTATTTTTTGTGTAGTGTTTCGTATCAGGCCAATTGTTAATCCACCTGCGTTTTGAATAGTAATCGTGCCTGAGGTTATTCCGTCTGTGTCTGACGGTAGGAACGAGTCAACCGGTCTAATTCTACCGTCAGACGATACTAATGACTCTGCTGCTTCTGCTATGCCTCTAAACTTAAATGTAGCTTGATTAATAACATTAAAGCCTTCGTATATTCGACCTGTCGGATTTTCCTGAGTAATCAAACCAGCTATTTTCTGTCCAGTTACTGGAGTAAAATCTAAGCTGCTAAGTAGACCAACTAGGGTGCCGCCGATGTACAAATAAGACACTGTGCGAGAACGGCTACTTTCATCTAACAGTGTTCCGGTTCTAAAGCCGCTCTCACCTTGTGATTTAGTATACTGTGGACCAATTAATATAACGTCAACACCGTCAAACGCATATAACTGATTATTTAGGTTGTCTATCCATAAATCGCCAGTTACCATTAGAGGAATAGTAGGCTGCACAAACGGACTGCCGCTGGCTATCCACACTAATCCATTATAAACTTTTAGTCTTTGATTAGCAGTGTCCCACCAAGTTTGTCCTTTTAACGGATTACTCGGCGCTGCACTATTTGAAAAATTTTCTAATAGTCTAACAAAGTTTTCATTAAAAATTTCACCATAGCCGGTGTAGTTTCTCCCTACTAACACAAGGTTAGTACTATTAGAATCAATTTGTCCGTCAACTAAGTCAACTAATAGCGATCCGTCAGTTTTGTTTATTTGATAACTCATTCTTAATTTCCAGTATAGATTATGTAGTTCGACCCTAAAAATGGGTTCATTACTGATAACGGTTGGCCTAGTTGATCATTTGTTTTTACGCCGCCAGATGACGCTAGTCCCTGCGTGCCGCCGGCGCCAGCTTCGGTTGAAAGGGTAATTGCATCATCGTCGATTGGTGCACCAGAGCCTACCCTAAACCCATAATACTGAGTTCCTGATTCCCCTTCCATATCGTGCTCGTGTTCTGGTAAGTTCTCTGTGTTAACTTGCACTGTTTCGGAACCGTTGACGCCCCCAATTATATCTGCTGCGGGGTTAGTCACTGTGTTAGCACTAGGTCCTCCCATATTATCTAAACCTAGAGGAAATCTTCCTCTCATATCAGGTAGAGCAAATGTGCTAACACCTTGGTCGCTTAATAACGAAGCATCTCGAAAGTTATAACGTATTACGGTAAACAACTCTGTATACCGAGACTTATCAACTTCACTTCCGTCACACAGTAGCCAACCTGCAGGAGCTTCTTCACCAGCAAACGGCATATATGCTCCTACTGGCATAAGTGGGATTGACTTTAAAAAGTTTCGTTTAGTAACTCTAAATACCCCAGTGTCACCTACTATTCTATTTATTATTATTTCGTCTGCGGAGTCTACGTCCAAAACCGGGTCTTTATTTGCTATAAAGCTATTCGCAATTCGAATGTCAAACGTCTTGTTAGTACCGCCAACCTGACCATCAAAAGCAAAACTTGTATCTTCTACGTCCCCAGTAACTCCAAAGGTAGTAGTACTTGCTAGTCTGCTTGCACTGCCTGCTCTGCCTGACACAGTTCCGCTTACGTTACCCTGCAGGTTACCAAAAAACGTTTGGGCATGCATTTGATCATAGCGCAACGCTGAAGTGCCTACGTTTCGCTCAGTAGCACCGTCAGGAATAATATTTCCAGCAATTACGTCACCGTTTATTTTTGCATCGGCACCGACATTTAAGTTTCCAGCAACACCGGCACTTCCTTTGGTTACAAAAGAACCAGAACTAAAGTTTGTGCTATTTTCAGTGCTGCCAACAACTAGCGAGCCTGAAGTAACAACATTTCCTATAACGTCAAGCGCTTCTTCCGGAGCAGCATTATTGATTCCTACTAGTCCTTCAGAGTCAATTCGAAGAACAGTTGGTGTTCTGTTTCCGTTCCTCAACCGAAAGTCAATGTTTGAGCCAGCTGTATTGTGCTGAATAACTCCGGCTTCGTTGTCAACAGCTAGAGATAGCTGCCCACCTACTCCTATTGTGATACCGTTGTTGTTTTTAACTTTAAATTCAAAGTTAGTAGTGGAAACTGAGTCTCCTCTTAGAAAAGAGCTTGCTGGTATTGCTTGCTCTGCAATAACTAAGTTTTCGGCTTTCTCTGACGTGCCCCAATATTTTGACACACCTGCGCCTGCAATAATCAACGTACTTAGATTAAGTCCTGGATTTATTCCAGCTCTAAATCCCGATATTGCTGCTTTAGGTACGAACTGACTAGGACTGACAATGATAGTTGGAACATTTTTTACTTTAATAGCAAGTACGGTATAGGTTATATTATCTGTTCCTACTATTTCCTGCGATTCTGTTCCTGTTAACAACCCGTCACTAAAATTAGGACCGACTAGCACCCAGCTAGTGCCAGTAAACAAATATAGTTGCTGACTTTCGGTATTAACCCAAAGTTCTCCTGAGACAGAATTTGATACTGCCGGTACAGAAGTTGCTTTTTTTAGTCCGCCACTTGCAGTCCAATTAGTGCCGTCATACACTTTTAACTGATCAATGCCGGCTCTAGTGTCGTACCATAATTGACCTTCTACAGGAGTTTGGGGGGCTGTGTCACTAGCAAAGTTTTCTAACAAATGCAGGAAGTTCTCAGCAATTACTCCTCCATACTGCCGGGAGTCTCTTCCAGGAAAAGCCAAAGAAGTTGAAGTAGTGTCTATATCGCCTTCCTCAACAATAATAATACCCTTATTAACATTGTCGGTGTATTTAATTTCGTATGCCATTCTTTGCTCCTTAACCTGCTAGACTTTGAATACGCACTGTATAGTCAATTTGTATCAGTCGGTTTAATGATTTTTGTATTGGGTGAAATATAACATGAGTCATTAGACGACCAGCTTGCCCGGGCGAAAAAGCTCTCAGGCCTAACTCATCAAATACAAATAAATCATCTGTGTTAGTAGCAGTGTCAAACGCTTGCTGACCGTCTGGCTCACCATAGTCTAATAAACAACTAATAATCAAGTCAGTGTAATTAGTACCACTAAGATGTCTTGTTTCTATTCTATTTCTGGCTGGGTCTGTATTATTTACGCTTCTGTCGTCAACAACCTTAGTATAAGTCTGATTATACAAGCTTGCGTTGGTGCCATTTGAGTTAGGAGTAAGATATGTAATAATACCTGTTTGATCAACAGTAGTTCCACCGTTGCCAAAATTCATCTCGTAAACAAAACCACGGCCAGCATTAGACACACTCTCTGCTAGCGAGATACTCATATTTTCGTAATGTATAGCATTCCGTTTGTTTACGTACTCGTAATTAGTTTCAGGGTCAAAGGCTCTAATATGTCCTGTTACTCGTATACCGTTATTGTCTTGCATAGTTCCGCTCATTGTTTTTCCTATACTGTATTTATTCTGGCTGCGCCGAAGTTCCTGCACGTAAGAAGTTTGCTATTGGTGTGTTAGTTGTTGCAAGAGATTCGCCGGGTTTAGCCCACGTATTTCCAACTTTTTTAACTACTGTAACTCTTACATTTTCAGCCGGTACTGTAGTTAGCACAATTTCTCCGTCCACAATTTCAAAGTCTGCAGGTATACTAATATCGCCGTCCGGACTATTTAATGCAACTGTTGCATCAAAAACCTGCGTTGCTTGCTTGCGCAATCTAGTGCCAGCTACAAATACTTCAATTTCGTTAACTGACGATATAGTAAAGCCAATTGCAAACGATCCAGTAACGCCATCTGTCGTAAAATTCTGTACAATAGTTCTGTCTTTATACGGAATTGTTTTGTCACTGTTTTGATCGTACACTTTTGTTCCTACAGCATGCTGTTGGGCAGTGCCTGTGCCCAGCGTACCACGACGCAATTGTCGGAGTGTGTTACCGTCTTTAACAAAATATTCAATTCTTTCTTTGTCAATAAAGATAATTCCAGGGAGATTTCTCCCTTTATCCGGCACTGCTAGGTTCGCCCCGTCTTGAACTTCGATCCTAAGATCATAACTATTTAAAGGTTGAGCAAGGGTTGTTACTGCACTGTTTAGACGCTTAAAGTGTGTTCTGTTGAGTATGTCTTTAAACTGGCGATATGCAAACGTTGACACATTTGTTGCCGCAGAGACATCTCTATTATAAACTCTCAAATCTAGCGCGTCCATTACCTGTCCAGATACTAGCTCCTCTGGTCCTCCGCTGGTTGTTGGAGTTATGAAGCTGTCACCGTCGACAATAATTTCCTCTGGGTTAACTCCTCGCGCAGACGAGTACGCAAGATTGCCACCTATCAATGCTTGGTCATAACTTTCATCATCAGGCGCTACACTACCGTCGCTAGTGGATTTTCTAATTATCAACACATCCTCGTTGACCAACGTAATTCCTAGATCAGCTAGCTCAACTACAGAAGTCGAACCGTCACCGAAGATACTTGATGTTACTGCATTTTGGTTAACCTGTTCTGCGGTTCCGTATTCTGGATCGTCTAAACGAATACCGTTCTTGTAGATGTTATAAATAACGCCATCTTCAAGAGCCTCTCTTAATTCAACAGCAGTTGTTGACCCATCTGCTACAAATACTTCATCTTCAAAGTTAGTATCATCAGTGTCCCATGTATCAGTATACCATCCTTCGGTATCCCACCCTGTTTCTATTTCAAAGCCCAGCCCGCTAACTTCTACTCCGCCATAATCAATCCCTGTCATTACCTGTGCTAGTTCACTACCTAACATTCCACTTAATGGGTTATATGCAAACTTAATTCTGTCTGCTGCTGACAACATACTTATTGGTCTGTAATACTCTATTCGTACATCAGACTGGTTAGCAGGAGGCTTAGTAAATATTATTCTTCCTTGCTGGTAAGTGTAGCCATTGGATATCTGTTGAGTGCCTGGCCCTGCTGCTACATTACCATTACCGTAGTTAAAATCTTCAGCTAATGTATCAATAGTCGGAGAGTAGGTTATATTAGTGTATGAATACTGGCTTCTCAACTGCTGCACTTCATTAACATATACTTTAACTTTTCTGTTATCAAGATCCATTGGCCATTTCAAGTTGTAGTTAATATCTACATTTGACCCTACAAAATTAGCAACTTCTGCCAGTTCTTCTATAGTGTATTGTCCAGAAGTTCTATCAAACTTAATCTTAACAGTAGGTGTACGTACAACACCGTCGCCTAGTATAGCTGTTGCAGATGCCCTAATTCCAACGTCACTCTGTGGAACATCAATTATTACAGTTGGCATATTGATATACCCAACGCCAGGCGACGTAACTTTGATAGCAGTAATTTTGCCATAGCCGATAAATGCCTTAGCAGTGGCCTGCTTTGCAGATGCTCCTTCAAGTTTAATCTCAGGAGCAATGGTATAACCACTACCTGGGTTTTGTATCCTAACCTCAGTAACTGTGTATCCAATGTTGTCCTTCCAGTATTTCCTTGGGTAAGAGTCTGTATTAGCCCCTGCATCAATTAGTTCACCGTTACTGATAAACGCTTTGCTTGTAACAATTCGTTTAGTCAGGATGTCGTATTGTGGCGCTAAATCAAAGTCAGTAACAGCACTTTGAGTATCGTCGATACTAGTGTAGGAACTTATAAACTCTCGTACTTTAGAAGAATAAGGTTTTACTTCGTTTACATAGGCTTGATAACTAGCTAGCTTATCGTTTTCAAAGTTTACTTTTTGATCAAGGTTACCTACATTATGCTTAACGTTGATAAACGCTGACTTAAACATCCAGTCAACTGCCGGCTGCTCAGATAGCACGTATCTAAGGCTAGCAAAGAACAACTGATTGTATTCAACTGCTAACTCTGCAATGAATAGGTCGTCACGTATAACTTCAAAAATTATTCTTAGTTCTTTTGCAATAACACTATCGTAAAAGAAACTGTCGTAACTTCTGCTGTCAAAGCCAACTGCATTTTTCTCAACATTATATAAGCTTTCATTAAAGCTTATAGTTCCTGCTTGACGTCCGATAGTATCGTAATTAATCGTAAAATCTTCAGTTTCTTCGTTGGCAATCTTTTTAAGCAGTAACCAGCCACCGCTGCTTATACTTTTAGCTTTTACTACATTGCCAATAGTGTCACGTAGGCCTCCTAGCAAGTAAGTGCCCTCGATCTCAAAATCAATGTCAGTAAACTGATTAAACCCTTCTGCATACCAATCTCTGTAGTCCCAGAACCTGGACACGTCAAACGCTTGAATCTGCGTTCTAAACCAGTTTCTCTCAATTTCGTTCCACGAATATATTGCCCATTTGCCATTTAGATTATCGTCATTATTTACTAACACACTGTAGCGTCTTGGCAGCAGCACTGTTGCATCACCGTAGCCACTGCCTTCATTTGTAACAATTGCAGTTGTAACTTGACCTAAATTGTTTATAGACAACTTAACTTCAAAGTTCTTACCGGCGCCTGCTACTTCGACTGTAGGTTCGATCTTATACCCTCTTCCCGAAGACAGTATGTTAACTTGAATTATCTTACCATTAACGATCACCGGTTCTAGTCGTGCTGGTGTAATTTTGTTTATACTTAAAAAGTCTAGGTCAAATGTCGTGTCAACAACAATATCGTATTTACGAGTAGCAATCGAAGGTGCATCGTCCTTACTAAACAAGCGCGAAGTTTGATATTGATCTACTACAAGATTCTTGGATAGTACTAGGTTTACACGCTCAATAAACTGCTTTAATGCTTCAGTCCTATTTACAAACATTCCCTGTCGTGGTCGATTTTGAATACCTGTGCGTTTTGCTATCGGAATAGCAGGGTTTGGCACTGGTCTGTTGTTTTCATCAAACCCAATTAAGCTATCGAACCACTTGCGTTCGATATCTGCAGTAGGCTTACTTACTCCTGATCCGTCCGACATCAACAGGTATTGTAAATGTGTATTCTGTATCTTAGTTTCTCGCGTATCATATCTAATGTTAAGTACCACGTCATCTGATGTAACAATATTTTCAAAGTTGTTCAACACCATTCTTGAATCACTTAAGAAGCTAACAAATCTATAACCCTGCTCTCTAGGTGATCTAATTAAATTAGTAATATCAAATACACTTAGTGTGCGGTTAACAGGTACGTCACGCTTGTTCTGCACCCAGAAGTAATAGACAGTACTAAACGTTTGACTAATATCATCATAAGTCAACCTAGCGCTATATTTTTCATCGCCGTATAACGAAGTCCCAGTAATACCTAACGAGGAGCCCGCATCTGTTGCTGATAATGCATCCCACCGCAACGGAGTATACTGCGTTTCAACCCATTCATAAACATCTATAGAGGCCCCTTGAGCAAGAACGTTCCATACCTCCTTTTGGTACGATATGCTTCCTTGGTAAGGCCATTCAAATCTAGCAGTGTTAATATTCCACCAAACTTGTCCTACTTGCTTTTCCGCCCAGAATATGTCAACGTCAACTGTGTTGTCACTTAGGATTCCTACGTTATACGCTGCTGGGTCTGTACCTATCTTGTAGGTAATGTCCTGCTCGGCAATACCTGCAATCTTGCCCTGAACTGGATCAATATAATCCAAGTAAGTGATAATTTCGTTAGTACGTTTGTTATAGACAAACACACCCTGAATCTTCGAAATATCTACTGGAACAATACTTTCTCTTAATACGTTCCATGCAAACTTGCCTTTCGGCTTTCTGTAATCAACAACTACACCTTGGCCCGTAGTTGTAACCAGCGAAGGAATTCCTACGTAGACGTGATTACCGTTTGATAATAAAGTTTCACCAAATTGGCTAGTTGCACTGTCATACCTAAATCTTTCGCTAAAGACAAGTTGATCGTTTAGTGTTTCAAATATGTATACAACACCTGAATCCAGTATAGTTTCGTTAAACCTAGTGAATCTATTGTCAATTATAGTCTCATTGTTGGTCACTAAGTCGAACGTTGTCGGAATCTTTTGATCCCCGTTCAGACTCGATATTACCAAATTATCTTGACCGTAACTCATATCGTACCCAAACTGCTCGCCTTCTTCGTTATTAGGCGGAAGCAGTGTTTGGGTCAATACAAACTCACTGTCAACTTGCATATAGATGTATACTTGCCCTTGATTTACTTTTGCAGAATCATCAAGAGAAGCACTGATAGCAAAAGACATACCGTCTGGTCGCATGCTAATTTTGTATGCCCAGTTAGTTGAGTTTTGCAATTCCGGAGCATTTATTATTTGAGATAACAAAAATTTATTGTCTGTTTCTCTATAAATTAATACTCGAGTGTCGTTAACCGTGCTATCAGAACCTGTAATAGTAGCGGTAGTTACAATTACCTGGCCGTTTGAACTAATATCATATGCCTTACTGAAGTCTACTAACACATTCGGAGTATTACTGGATTCAAACACTTCCTCGTTGTATGCTGTAAATCCGGTAACGTTTGGCAAAAATCCCACATAGTCTATTAGGTTGGATAGTTGCTTCCAGTCTGTTGTGACAAAACCAGCACCGGTTGATATGTTAGTAACAGCGCTATAGAATTTATCATTATAAAAAACAATAGAACCCTCTGCATAACCATAGCTGTTATTCCATTCTCCTCTGTAGTTTGAATCTTTTCCTTGCTTCCAACTGATGTTAGCCCAAAATATTGAATCTTTAATCCTACTTTCTACTTCGGTTTGATCTTTATTAGCAACATAGTAATCGTCTTCGAAGGTAACTATATCTCCTTTTATGTAAGTGCCCGGTGCATAATTTCCCTTGAAGTTTTCGCCCGCCAGTGCGCCATGCCTAAAGATTTCAATGCCGCCTACTAACTCTTGTTGGGCACCATTGCCTATACTAGATACAAACAAAGTATAATAGTTGCCTACTTGCCTAATTTCTACATCTCTGCCAAACTGCCTATCTTCCATTCCGTATTCTGACACAATAGTACGCTGATAGCTGTAGGTGCCGCCAGTTAGTCTTCGGTATATTGCTACAGCACCTTCGTTTACTGGTCCAGCTGTTCCGAAGTTGTCTGCTTCTATATGGTATATTTGAACGTAATCCTTGTTTAGACTGAAGGGCGGATTAGGTACTCGGCCCGCTCCCTGTGCTATATTTTCTGTATAGAACCAATATTCTTCGCCAGTTATTGGAATAATTTCATTCCACTTTCTGCTATCTGCAAAAATTTCGTCTGCTTCAAATACTATTAACTTACCTATTAGGTCATTACCTACACAGATATCATTATCGGAATCTTCAACGACACCAATAATTCGATCAACATCTGCTTGACCTCTTATAGCAGTGTTGCGGTTTCTTTTAACATTGTAACGGCCTATGTTGTTTAGCTGGTCCCATGTTCCGGTTATGTTTTTTACATAGACTCTGACTTGGTTAAAGTTTCGTTGTACCCATGTAACTTCGGCACTGCTAGTGGTTATTCCGGTAATTGCAAGTCCACCTTGGCCATTACGCGGCATCTGTAAATCTTCTAAAACATCGCCTATTTGAGGTTGAAACACAAATCCCTGTGCGTCAAACCTAGTAAAATTAAAGTCAATATAACCATCCCACATGTCTACTATTGTTTGTAATTTGTTGAATGTTGAATAGCCTCCAGTTAGCCCGCTAGGAGCAAAGTTAATAATTCGCTCGTTAGATTCGAATAGGCTAAGTTGAAGTTGATCACCGGATACTAGCGTATCACTGAATACTTTACCTGTCCTAACTAACCATTGACTGCTGGGTACACTGACTTCGGGGCCAACCTGCCCATCAGCCGAAGTTAAATCACCAGTAAAGGATAGTTGAGCAACAAAACTAGCTTGATTTCGATCATCAAAATCATTGCCTATAACGCCTGCTGTTAGCTGTATATTGTAGTAATCGTTGACCTCACGCGTCTCGTTCTCTATCCTGACATCGGCATAAACTAATCCCTTACCTGCATCATAATAAACACCATTATTAGAATAATCAGTAGGGGTTTCAATATACCAAAATCCTGTTACTGCATCATTAGTACTAACTGTATCTTCTTCAGTGTAAACGCCAATTAAATCCTGATTGTCTATAAACAGCTGGCCAGATGTTTCAAATGTACCGTTTGATTCTTTTAGGTAAATGATGACTCCGTCTCTACTGGTGCTAACATAATAAACAGTTGCTTGGCCGGTGTCAGTAGTTACTCTGTCGTTTACTGACGGCAGTGCAGTATATAACTCAACATAAAAGACATGGTCTATCTTTTCCTTAATAATATGCTCTTGGTTCAAAAAGCTAGAAGAGATTTCCGGTATAAGTCCGTCAAATGGCTCGTAAAAATCCAGTGTAGGATAAGAGTAACTGCGAGCATTCCAGAACAAGTTAACTTTATCGCCAACTGTTGTTCCTTGGTACATTTCTTTAGGCGCACGTACTAATATGTGATTAGTAACATTATTTGCCAGTTGCGAATCGCCTGCTATTATCAGTGCAGCAAGTTGGTCATTATCATCAAACGAGCCTATAATGTTGTTGTACGAGCTAAAGGTCGAGAACGGCTGAGTGGAAATTTGAGGAAAAATTGTTCTGTTGGCTCTCCACAAGCTTTCTCTAAACTTAACAATTTGATTTTTTGTGTAAGTAGCGTCTGGGTCAAACAGCCCTTGAAACCTAGTTTTAACGCCAGATGCCTGAGGTAATCCGGCGATTAAATATTCACCGTCTGGCGACACACTTACTGAAGACGCAAACCCGTTAGCAAAGGAGGTCATTAGTCCTTGCTGGGCAAAGCTTATTTCCTGATCTAGTTGCACATTAAAACTTTCTGACGACCGTCTATAGTAGTATACTTTTCCGTTTTCTACTTCTGGAGCCGTTACAAACACGTTGTTGTTATCAGCAGTAACCAATACCTCGTTACCGTATTTGTGTTCAATACCTTCTTCTTGAACAGGATTAGTAAGTGCCTGCTCGTTAGTATATACGCTGGAGTTATTTAGAACAGCCCAATCGCCATTGTAATTATCAATCCATGCTGTTTGGTCTTGGTATAGTGTATCTTGTACAACATCCTGTAGTTCTAAAAGATTGTTTAGTCTAACTGAACGCAGCAAGGTTAACTGAAAATTTTCATCAGCAAATGTTTCAAATGCTGCATCGGTCGGTACACGAATGTTAATAACGTTTAACTTAATCAGGTCAATACTATCAACTTCGTAGAATCCATTAACTCCTAATGTTCGAGTGTCTCTTACTCCTATAATATCGCCAACTAAAATGCGATTAGTTGTGTATCGATCCAACGTCAACTCTCGTAAGGAGTCACCAAACTTGTTAGTTTCCTTATTATCAAGTAATTTACTAACCTTTATCCCAGTTGTTACGTGCTGATAAACATCCCATGGTCGGTCAAGTATTTCGGTAATCCAGATGTATTCACCTAGTGCAACGTCATCTACATTGCCATTTCTAAGATCTTCTGTAGAGCCAGCAATAAAGGTTACGTCGTTTTCGTCTACGTAGCCAGCAGTTCTCACATACTCGTTAACTAACGGCTTGGTAAAGAACGGTGCTCCAGTATAGTTAGCAGGCTTATCATACAGCTCAAAAGATTTTATTCTGTAGACTTTTTCCAAATTACTTAGAGGAATGTCATCTGTTAATTCAATAGGCTGCGGAGAAATCCGTATTTGGTCTTGTTTCAAATTGATCTCAATTTGACTTGTGTTATCAATCGCACCATATCTACCAACTTGTATGGCCCATTCTTCAAAGAACTCTAAGCTTTCTTTGCCTGCTGCACCTAGTTTTTCGAACATTTTAGACAATGCATTTTTAGTACCTTTGTCCTGAATCATGCCTTGATAAAACTTGTACTGAGAAACGTCATCAGTAATGATGTTTGCTAGGTACTGTCTCTTTTGATAGCCAGTTAGATGTTGTGCCATTCTTTGTAGCTCGGCATCAAATCCGTCTGTATCAAGATCATAAAAGTCAGTAAACTGATTAATTCTATAATCAAAGTTAGTGATTAGTTCTGCTTCTGGCTTCTTACTTAATCTATACCAAAGGCTAGTATTAAATTCTTTTGAACCCGGTACGTTTTCAATAGCTACGTAATAGAATTGCTTGTACTTAACCAAGCTACCAATTTGAAAATCTTTCCAACTAGCCCATTCTAACATAACTGCGCCATCGTAAACAAAACCAGGAATGTTTAGCCCACCGTTCCAATCATCTGAACGGTAGCCTACTATCTTAATACGATCTCTTCTATAACCAGTAGCCGGTTCATAGATTATATCATTAAATATTGTTCGATTGTCTATTACTACTACGTGTTCTTTTTGTACTAACGCAAGTGCTACTGAATACAAACCGTCATCAGTGTTTACTGTTTGTATTCCGAAACTACTTTGGTCTCGTAACAAGCTGCTATATTCGCTTAATAAAGCAAGACCATCTGCTTTTAATAAGCTGTATGAGTAAAAGTTATCAAAAATATTGTCTACTACTGCGAATTCTCTTTTGAACTCTACCTTGTTAGCAGCCGGTGAAATTGTAATAGCTGTTCCTGCTGCCCAACCCTGTGTAGACCAAAACAAGAATTCTTTTGCTGCTTGGCTCCAGTTATTAACAATCTCGGCTTCGGTATAGTTGAAATCAAATCCTAGATCTTCTAGTCTTTTTCCGTATCCTAGCAAGAAATCTATTACTTCTTGTGACGAGTCTAATCTTTCGCCGTATTGTAGAGATAAAACAGTTCTGTCGTCGAAGTTCTTTTTGAAGTTTGCTGACTTACCGCCGGTCACAGGAAGCTTAGGTAACTTGGCTAAATTATCTGTAGAAAACACTTCTTGTGACCGAAATCTTACAGTAGCTCTATAATAAGCGTTGTTGTGCTCTATTACTTGGCCTTCGTAAAATTGAGTGTCAGCTACCCAATTAGACGGAATTTCTGATATTCCACCTATAGTAATGTCTACGCCCGAAGTGCCTAACTTAGGAGGATAGTAGTCTAAGAAAGGTACATCGTTATTGTACCCTCGTAGCAAGAATCCGCCTGCTGTTTTTTCAATAGCAACGCCACTATATACTACAAAATCAACAGGTGAGCTGGTATTGAAGACTACTTCGTAGTTCTCCTGAGGAACAAATACTCCAGCTTGTGCGTCTATTCGCGGAGTTGTACTTTCCAACACTAGGTTAATTTTAGACTTATCACTAAAGCCTGCTAGTTTAAATCCTAGCTGATTTCTTAATTCTAAAAACTGTAATTGATAATCGGAATATACAGAAAGTATATCACCTGCTACTAAATTATAAATGTAATTTACAAAGCCGCTAGTTAATACTCTGCTACTATCCTGAGAAGTATTTGGGAATACTACACCCGTGTTAGACATAAACTTGTTGGTTTCTGTATAAACACGCTGTCCTACCAGGTTAGTTTTAATTCTGCTAACATCGTACCCGGCCCCAAATACTTTAGAAGGTTGGTTTAACAGCATGGCAGTTACTACAGAGAATGGATATTGTGGACTTCTTCTCCACGCGGTTTCGACAGGAGATTGGTCGCCAAACTTAAAACTCTGCGTGCTTAATCTTAAAATAAAGTTCTTAACATAGCTAGACGCTAGTGGTGATTTTAACTTTCCTTTTTGGTCTGACGGAATAAAATTTACCAAACCAGGTCTTGCATATTTGGTAAGAAATATAATTTCCTTGCCAGGTTCGCGTACAATACCCTGTTCAAGGTCGCGCCACATGTTGAGGTTATCACCTGTGTAAGGTGCTGAACCGTAAGATTCGTTCCACCACAACGGCTTAATTCTAAATCCTAACATTTCCCAAGGATGACTATGCGGTCTGTCGGTGTCAAATGCCTGCTTATAAACAGCTCGCCAAAATCCTGGTAGGTCTTCATCTGCTAGATTATTTGCATTAGAATAGTTGTAGGTAAACTCATTAGTTCTATCATAGAAGAAATTATCAGTGTAGTCGTTGTCTACTAATTTAAGCCAATGAGTAAACTCAGGTGACAAACTTTTATTAATTTCTGCTGAGCTAAACTCCGACGGTCTAAAATCGCCACCGAAGAATCCGTCTATATCAATTACGTCTTCAGTCCACTGTACTTTAATATTATTAAAAATGCGTTTTTCGAGGTCAAGCAACAACTCGTCTCTAAAATCTAAGTAGGCTCGAACATAGCTTCCGTCGTGTCCTCTAATAAAAGGAATGCCCACTGGGTATGTGTCTATCTCAACGTTGTCTTGTCCTCCTAAAATATTAGTCGCACTGTTTGCTATGTAAAGTGATTCGGTCAGACCTTTAAATCTAACTGTTGATATTTGACCCGAACCCCCTGCGACTTGATCTGCTGCCTTTGCTGCGCTCTTAGTAGTATACACAGGGTAAAACCAGCCGCGAACGTCATTTGTACTGACAATATCTTGCTCGCCGTAGACCTTATACGGGCCAGGATTAACCGGCGCTGATGTTTGATATGTGTCATCGATTGTTAGCTCTGGTGAAAACTTAGGGTAAAGTCCTAGCTTGCTGGGTGTTGGTGCAATAAATGATCCGTCTGTAACTTCATATTCGATCAGCTCAAGAATATCTCCTTCCTGCTGCCCAGCAGTAACAACAACAAATCCTTGAGGATTAAATGTATAATGCGATCCTACAATTAATTGCTTGCCGTTTAAGTAAACCAGCACACTTCTTGCAGAAAGAGTTGAAAGATTAAATGCATTATTTAATGCGTATAGTTCTGTTCTTGAATCTAACACTTGATATTCTATAACATTGTTAGGGCCGTAAGCTATCATATCCGAGAAGTAAAACGGCTGAGTCTTGATCTTATCTTTGTTGACACGCTCTAGTATCTTGTCAACGTGCATTAGAGTGTTGCCGTCGAACCCTAGAGTAGTTGCTGTTTCTAAGAATATTCTTTTGAACTTTGCATACTCGTCGCGACTGTATCGCAACGCCTTAACAATGTTGTATTCCTTGCTAGTCGTGTGATATAATGGAAAGTTAATCGATCCTGAATGCTTTACAAATTTCTTTCCAAATCTAGCAACGTCTCCTAAGTCTCTTAGGTTTCCAGGACCAGGAAACGCACCTGCAAAACTAGGAACTTCTTCAATCAACGAATCAACATGAGCTATAACTTCACCTAGCGTGAAGTCTTTGATATCCTGGTTTAACGGATTTCTTTCTAGGTTATGTGGAAACTCATAATAGCCATTATTATTCTTAACAGTTTTTGAGTCTGTTTTTATTTGTACAATATCACCGTTTAGTAGGTTCTTATCAAATTGCACTATTGCTACTTTATTAATTCTGTTAATTTCGTAGTCAACGTTAATAAGCTGTAATTTGTTGTTTACGTACACAATGGTTGTTAAATCATTCAGTAATCCAGAATCCTTGTATACATCAATACGAAAGTTGTTGTTTTCGATATTAGTAACTTCATATTGTCTAATCACATACTGCTTGGATTTAACCGGAGTCTTGGACCATCCGTTAAGCCATTCGAAGCTGGTTCTTGCTGAATACTTTCTTAGCAGAGCACTGTCAGTAGTTACTTCAGTTACTTCTTCATCTATCTGATATGTAAATTTATCACTAAGAAGATTAAAGTCAAATAGTATGTCACCTGAGTTTTCAATATTTCTGTATGTTAAAGGAAAGCCTAGCTCTAAATCATTAGATCCCAATCCTTGCCTATAACTAAAAAGTTTAGTTCCGTTAAATGTAGAACTGTCATAAAACTCTTGACTTTCTAAATTATTGCCAAACTGACAATCACACAAATCAAAAAGTGGCGCTTGGTTTAACGTTTCTTTTAGTTGGCCTTGCTTCCACGTGTTGTCGTAATAAAAACTTACGCCGGCATTTACTTTGCCTTGTGTTACTAGTACAGTTTCATTTTCCTTAGGTTCACTGTCCTCTACCTCGACTAAACTAATTTGTCGTTGGTTACTAACATTAATAAAATTAACTTCATAAATCTTACCATTTACAAGAATGTCAGTATCTGCTGTAAATAATACTCGCATGCCCTCTGTTAGATCAACATTATCTACGTTGTATCCCAGCTGGCCTTCAATAGTAGAAAACACATCTTTTGTGAAATCGTCAATCAGCGTAACGTCAGCTTTAGCTTCTGTTCCAAAAGAATACAGCTTTAGTCCTGCTTCAAATTCAATAATAGGACGTTTTGCTCTAGTTTCTTCATCGATATTTACGGGAAGGTCGGCTTGCTCAAAGCCGGCAGTAATAACAGCTTTATGGAACCATCTGTTATATCGTGACCACGCATTACGGTCTTTACTTGCTCTGTTGCTTAATATGTAGTCTTTTGATTTAGCATACGAACTAGCATTAGCGAACGGAAACCTGTCAAACTGATCAGAGTCGTAGGGAATTAACTTGTTAGTAGAGTAGGCCGCAGGTATAACTAAGTCAGCTTCGTTAATTAATTTTATATTGGTGCCCACTCCCTCAACGTACCATGCTGAGTCAGCGTAGTTTGCCGGAGTTATGTTTCCAACAAAAGTTAGCTTCATACCGTTACTTAGGGCTAGCCCGGTTGCTGTTTGATACGTTTTCTTGCCTAGTATATCGTCAGCAACATCAAGAAAGGTATTGCTTTCTATGTCGTAAATTCGGAAAAGTCCGCTAGTGTCGATACTATTTTTACTTAGATAGAAGACTCGTTCTGCTGCATTATATGGTACTGTAAATTCAATTGTACCTTTCTCGATATACGCAGTAGATACTTCTTGTCCGCTGTCGTCTAATTTACGCACGCCGTCTGGAAAGAAAGTAGATACATTTACCGAATCATCAAATATTCTGTTAACAGAAAATGCTAGTGGATATCCAGGAGTATCAATTTCAAATCTGTAGGTCTGACCTCTATAAAGTTTTAGAGTTGGATTTCTTGTTGCAGTGTCATTAAACACATAGGCAACATTGTCACCGTCGTTTACAGTTGTAACTGAGTAGGTGCTTACAACGTCGCGCTGCTCGCCTGATACTTGAATAGATAAAGGTCCATTAGGTAGCCAATAGTACTCACGAAAGTTAACAAACTTATCGTAATCAATATGAGGAGCCCAAGCGTAAGTGTCTTGTGAATTTAAACGACTTGCGTTATCTGTGTTTGCCCCAAAATATCTTAGCGAGCCAAGGTAATCGTTATAATCTTTATAAAAAGTGACGTTATCTAGATTATCCTTAATAACAGCTACTGGTTCTAGTTGATAATTACCTCTATCAACACTTACATCACTGATGTAATTGTCAGTACTCTTATAGGCCTTGGCAGTCTTACGGCCAAGAAACCCGTTAAGCTTTTCAGCTACTCCAGGCTGAATTAGCTGATCAATTGTGCCTTGCAGAAATTTTTTGTTAGCTTCTGTCCTAAAGAATCTAGGTAGAAGATCTGCTGCTGTACGCTTGTTATTACCCGGCGTCGGAAGTGGGCTTTCGTTTTGACTATCGTTAGAAGCCATTATTAATTATGTCCTTATCTAGATATAATGCCTGAAGTAGCTGTCATAACGCTAGTTATTACGTTACCGCTTGCTTGCAATTCAGTTGCTGTTAGTTCGTCAATAATTTCTACATCACGTACACTAGCAGCACTAATAAAAATTTCATCAAGTTCGGATTTTATTTCAAATAAACTACCGAACGATTGTGAACCTTGTCTTGGCACAATTACTACACTTACTAATTTGGGTGTCATAGTATTCATAATAAATGCACTAAGTTCTTGAAAGTAAAAAGTCTCTCCAAAGTCCCAATTCTCAATAGCAAAAAACCGATTCATTGATTCAATTATCTCTGCTTTTAACTCATTCTCGTTAACTACTATTGATTTATTTCGAACCACTTTAAACTTAACTTGCAAATCATTCATTGCTTTCTCACCAAACAGTATCTTATACTTAACCGGATGATAAACTATCTCGTCACTAATTGACTTTATTGCATTAATTGATGTGCCGTAAGATCTGAACAGGCTATCACTACTTTCAGGTTTTGGTGTTACTGGAATTATTCCTGCAACATATTTTCTAACTTCTGTATCATAATTCTTTGTTAGCAAGAAAGTATCAATAATATTACTTGCACTGGGGTCAATTCTATAATTGCTGTCAGCTACATGTACGTAATGAAATTTCAGTCCTGCTCTTCCAAAATACGCTCTGTAATTTATATTAATCGTTGTGTTATTTAACGATTTATTTAGAGTCTTAAAAACTTCTTCTTCAAACAAGTAAAATATTTGTCCTTCCTGTTCTGCGCTATAAATTATGTTCGACTCGTTACTAACTACCTTAATAGAACCACTCAAGTTATCGAAAAATCTAAAGTCTTCTACTCCGTCAGACGTTGTAAACCGCTGTTGAAAGATGATTTTCTGAGACGGTAATACTTCTGGTTCGACAATTCTATTAAATAGGTCCGGATCGTCAATAACACCATCGTTGTCTAAATCAACAAACTGTATTTCAATCTTTGTGGTATCTACATAACCTTCTTTGTCTCTATAAGCATCAGAAATTCCCCAGTTAAAATCTCTTGTGAAACTACTAGCACTGTCTGGCTGCTTATTAACTCCTAATACTCGGATTCCGTCACGTGCAATTTTTCCTGTTTTTGGATTAAAGACTTTGTCTGAACCGTCAAATGTAAACCGAACTTCGTCTTTACTTTCGAATACGTATCTTAGATTGCGATGAGTAATAGTATAAGTATCGCCGTTGGTTTTAAAATTCAACAACCAACTTGCATCAAGATTTTGTCCGCTAAGATCTCCTGCTTTACCTGTGCTAAATTCAGACAGTGTATCAATATTCGACGCAAGTACTAACTGCCACTCGAGAGTGTTTGTATTATATCTAAGTGCATAATCTTTGTAAGCAAATGTTTGATCAATTATTTGAGTTTTTAGATCAGTTAATAATGTCCTGGAGATCTTTGGAATAACTTGACTAAGCAGCGAACCATTAGGAATAAGATCAACTAGTGTAATAGGACCCCTGTCGTCTATGGTCAAAGTTGTTCCGTCTGATATCGTGTCAGCGACCTTGGTCCATAGGTATATGGTTGTGCCATCTAGATTTGGGTTAGCTGTGTAAGTACCGTCTTTTAAGAAATACTGCTGCACTCCATCAACAATAGGTGCCACGAACTTAAGAAGAGTTCCGGACTCTACGTATCGTAAATTATTAGCAGTAAACGCTCCAATAGCGTAGGCTTCGCCCTGTGTGTCATTAAGGAACCCAGTGTACTGGTTAGTAAATTTTGTTGTATTTTCCCAACTTGCACTTAGATCCGAAGTAATTGTTCTTGGAAATTCCGAGTAGTAAAAGTTTTTGAGATTAGTAGTATTCATAATATCTTCAACAGTATTAACCAATATGCCTTCAATATCACTTTGTGAAGAAAATGCAAATTGTGTTTTTACCTCGTATAATTCTTTATATATAATGCCGTCGTCAGCAAACAAACTAGTATTAGAATACTTTCCACTTGCATCTTTTAAATCAAAATATCTACTTATGCCACTACTAACTCTGTTAACACTCTTAGTTTTTATAATGTCTTGGCTGACCGCAAGAGGACCTATGTTGTAATCTTCGCCTGTGATTAATCGATTCTGTGTGTAATAAGTCGCAGGCGCGTTTTGCTTGATACTATCGTTAGATTCTGTAGGAGTACCATTAGATACAGTATAATTTAATCTGAGCCCAAACGTTAGTGTTTCAAGTGAACCGCTACGGCTTTGGTAAGGAATTTCAATAGTAACGTTGCCCACTTCACCAGGTGAAATTACACTGGATCTGTTTGAACTTGTTCTATAGTATACTTTAAAGTTTCCTGCGGGAAGGTTTCCAAAAATACCGTCACTAAACACTAGATTGATTCTATCGCTAATACGAGTAGACACAGCAAACACATTACTAATGCCTTTAAAAAGACTGTTGTAGATAATGTTGTTGCCTTCTACTGCTTCCAGCTTAGTCCACGAAGTTGTCTCAAAACCGTTTGTATCTATGCTGTAAAGCCATACATCGTCGTTGTTGATGTTCTCTGCGTCAATGCCCACGATCTGGTTGGGGATCGGATTGGATACCGAAAATGTACCTTCGTCAAGCCTGCCTTGCCGAAAGTGCATAAAGAATCCTGTGTTATTGGATCCTGCACCCTGACCGTCATCTCTAAACAAAAACGCGGGACTTGTGCCGGGCATCGGCGGCTCTTCTTTTATTACGCTGTTATCGAAATCAGTTGATACAACTTCGTATCTAGTGCTAACACCTTCAATGGATTTTGTAAACGGGAATGCTGGTACACCTGTGTTGGTTGCGTTTAGACGATACTTCTGTGTTTGCACACCGTCGATATTCTCAGTCTTTAAAGGACTACCTACTGAATTAGTAACAGGTAGAGCTGCGTTTATTATTTTAATAAACTGTTCAAAAAAGTTAGGGTTGCTTTGATCGTTCCAACGTATAGTAGAACCTGCAATATTTACTCCGGTACTATCAACTATTTGCTCAGTGGTCGTTACTGTAGAAATTTTAAGCAAACCATTAGCTGCTTGGTTTCGTCGAGGGTTGTAGGCTAACATCCGTGCAAGACGCAGTACGCTTTCCCTACGTTCAGCTGTCTCGAGGAAGTTTTCTCTGGCGTTTAGGTCTATTCTAAAAGACAGGTTTTGACCAAGGAATGCGATCATGTCGATTAGAGCAAGGTATTCGCTTGACTCGATATAATCGTTAAAATCTTCAGGATAGTTTTGTCGCAGATAATTAATCATGGTTCTGCGCAGGTTGTCAAAATCGTAGCTTTGGAAGTCAGCGTTTCTAAAACTCTGATAAATTCTCTTCCAGTCTTCTGCTACCAAAAGTCGTGTTTGTCTATCTGTTGCAGACATAAATTAGATTCCTCATTAACTATGATATTTATCATAATAAAAAACTGCGTACTTAATTAATTTAAGCCGTTTTTCTGGTCAAAGGTAAATGTAATTGATTCGGAGATATCGTAAGGCAGGTACGTGAGTTCACAATCAATAGAAATACCCTGTTCGTATGTGTCAACTATAACGTCCTTGGCTGTTAGCCTAGGATCAAAATTAATAATAGTCGTTACGTTTTGAATGATTGCTTCTTGCACAGCTGGAGTAAAAGGCTCAAATAGCAAGTCCCAGATGATACAACCAAAGCCAGGGTTTGATAACTTTTCGCCTTGTCGTATATGGAAGTGATTAATCAAATCCTGTTTAATCAATTCGAAGTCATACAACGAATACCCTTGGTTAGTCCGGGCCACAGTACTAAACCCCCTATATGCTCTGCCTGTTGAAGCGGAGGTTTTTGTAGGGGTCACTTTTACTCGTTGATATAAATTCTTCTCTAGGCTGCTCATATTGTATTTATCTCACTCAACTAGTGCTCTGCGGGCCTGGCAGAATAGAGTCATCTACTCCACTCGGCTCGCTGGTACTAGCTGCTTCTCCGCCCACTGACGGCACTCCGTCGTCCCTGTTATCTGACGGACCTTTAGGAATAAAGCCTCTGCGGAACTTAAATGCTCCGCCTTCTCCTTTATACGTGCTAAAGTGCATAGCATCGTCAATTGACTGCCATGCTCCGCCCCATCCTAGGCCGTGTTTATTTGCTAACGAAAGCGTTGATTTTGGCATATCAGTAATAGGAGCATTTGGTGGCCGGGGTGAAAAGAATCCATTTGGCCCGTTGTTAAACACTGGGTTAGGCGGATTGATATCTATGGCCCCGCCACTAGCGTGAATCGACCAACCTGATCCACTAACTGTCTGTCGTTTAGCATATCCTAGTAATGTTTTTATCTGGTAGCCAGTAGACTCTAGGTCATCAATGAATCCCTGGAAATTAGTAACAAACACCTCTGCTACTTGAGCTGTTAGGCCAGTCCTGGTTGTAATTGTACCCAACGCGCCGTCGCCTATAAAGAAACGCTGGGAGATATTTGACGGTGTTCCTCTATCTGGGTCTATTCTAGCACCGTTAACATACGAAGTAATAGAATTCTTTGATTCTACTGAGTTATTAGTAATAGTCGAGTCACCGGTCCCGCCGTCAAAGTTTTCGCCGCCGCCGCTGTTAAACACAGTCTGACTAGATTGAGGACCAAACCCTCTAGTAAATGTATCAGGTGTCAATATTCTATCGTTTACTGCTAACCCGCCTGGGTCTTCTCTATCAGACTGTTCCTTCTTGTAAGCTTGTGGATTCATGTTTTCGTGATGTGACCACGGTTCATGCTGAGGTGCTCTTGTTAATATACTTTCGTAAGGTACTGGTTTTACAGAGCCAGGGAACATATAAGGCAATGTGACAGTAGATAATTCTTCTGCACGTCCAGCATCTACTGCGTCTGCTGCAATTAACGCAATTTTTACAGCTGGGCTTGCTGCTCCTACTGACCCAGCAGCACCATTGAGGTTAATTCCTCCCATTGCGTTGAGCGCCAATGGACCTTTTGACTCTATTATAGCAGTACCAGCAGTGACTTTATACGCTGCACCTACATTCTGACTTAAAATTCCAACAACTGATAAACTGCTGTTTGCTTTTATAGCAATATCACTAGATTTTGCACTTAATAAGTAAGAAAGTCCGGCGCTGTCATGCAGTGTCTTACCAGCAGTTCTATATATACTGCTGGTTGCTTTTTCATGAATAGCCTTATTTGACAGAAAATTTATGTTTTGTTTTGCATGAAGATTATAAGTCTGATCTACTAGTTGATTCGAATCCAATCCAACTACTATATCGCTGTTTCCTTCTATGGTATGTTTAAAATTATTACCTACTAATACGTTAGTATCCCACGCACTTTCTATTTGTATTCTGCCACTTTCTTTGTTGTCTAAAAATTGTGCACTATCGGAATACCGTGCACTTGCTTTCATATTAATGTTTCGGCCAGCGTCAATGTTAAAGTCTCGTTCAGCAGTAAAGTTAATATCAGCATCTGACATTACCGAAATGCTATCCTGAGCATGTATATCTATCTTGCCATCTGATGTAATTTCTATCCAAGCTGTGCCTCGGCTATTTCCAATATAAATTAAGTCTTCTGAATTATGTAGTACAATCTGATGACCTGTTCTAGTACGAAAACGCATCAGCTCATTCTGTGGTATAGTGGCGTCACCTCCGGTTTCTCCTGCTTGTTTGTTCACATAGATTGGAGGTCCGTCTTCTGCGTGAGTTTTACGAACTAGTTTATCATCGCCGTCGTCCATTACAAAACTTGAGCCGCCTAGTCTGTTGTAAGGAACACTAGCACTTTTTTTGTCTGGTCCGAAGGATGCTCTAGGTGCACCTGTTCTTTTGTCTCTTGGGCCTGGCGTTGATATACCAAAAACCATTGACGGAATTTCGCGACGAGCTGATGTAGTTGTAGTACCTCTTACTTCATCAGTTAGCAAACCCTGTATTTCAAGAATTCGTGTAAAGTCCTTGTTATACGGCTTTTTAAACAAAGTAGGATCCAAGGCTTCGCCTGTTTCTATAAGTTTATTGTACTCGCCTACTGGCAACTTTGCATCGTTTAATTCTGGTGGAGTGTCTGAAGCCGTAAGTGTTGTGCTGGCTCTTCCGTCTGGAACCATGAAGTTCATGTAATCGTCTTGAATACAGCCGATCCAATATCCGTAGTTAGAATTACCTTCAGCAAACGTAACAAGCACCTTTGTGCCTACATCAGGCGGAACAGCCCAAAAACCATAGCTCTTTTGAGAGTTGGCATAACCGTCTTGAGGAGTTGCTCCCTTGCTTGGTGTTACACCGTAAAAAGGACTAAGGTACCTTACGTTAAATATCTCGCCGCTTTTTTCTGGAGTGTTTGCTCCGCCTGTGTACTTTAATATTTCAACCTCAAGTGACCCCATATAACGAGTGTCAAGGTTGTTTACTACAATCGCCTCGTACGGTCCTGCATCCTTTACTATTGTGCTTTTAACCGCCGAGCGATTATACGAATCTTGAGACATTTAAAACTCCTGGGCTGTTACCTGGCACCTGTTAAAGGTCCACTAGGTAAGCCTTGATTAATTTGTATCCTAGTCAAAGGAATAGGCGGGCCTTGCCTTGCATCTTTCTCTTCGATTTCTTCTTCTGGTGCTTTTCCTACAGATGCGTTATCATAAACTGCACCTGCTCCGCCTGGCGCTGGACCAGCAAACCCCGGCGGAGCTACAGCACCCGAGTTAGTAGTCTTTCCTTTGGCCGGTCCTATGTTGCCGTTAATAATAGGGTTAGCTGCTGCGGCACTAGTCCCGTAGATTAGTACGTCTTTAACCGTTTCGCCAGTTCTAAAATCGTAACGATCATCAAGAGGATCTAATGGTCGGTAATCATAAACGTTTTTACTAACAGGTAACTCTTTTGCTGGCAGAGGGCGAGCGCCTGCGTTGCCACCCGTGTATGCGCCTACTCCTAATCCTGCTGCAATAGCCGCTGTTTGTGATTTTGGCGTAGACCCTGTTGCTGGTATTACGCCGTTTGGTCCGTTTGTTAGTGTTGATACAATACGGGCTTCTCCGTCAGTTATTTCCAAGATATCTTCTAGTTCCTGAAAAAACGTGTCTGCATTGTGTTTTGTTGCGTTAAAGTCTTCTGTAGAATAATAGCTTTCGCCTTTGCTCACGCGTCTGTTAGCGCCATTTAGCGGATATGGTACAGGAATACTAGCAAACTCTTGTGCTAATCGAATCATAAACTTATCTGATGTTAACGTACCAGCTAACCATTCGTCTAGCAGCCTAACGTTTTTCAATCGGCTGATCATTAAAGCATCCTGTATGCCAGCCGTAAACCTAATTTTTCCAGCATCTAATTCTAGCAAATTTATACTCTGCTCTAGATCAGTTCTTAACAACTGATACCTTCCCACTGCATTAGAGCCAAATCCTTCTTTGGTCCTTACTTCTTGAAACCGCAGTACCTCAGCTAACGTCATTTGTATTAGACTAGGCTCTGATGTACTAGGCCACAACGTAGTATACGGACTTGAACCTTTCAGCGACTCTCCTTTGCTAATGAGAGCTAATAACGCAATTTGTTGTGCTGTAATTGTTATTTCTGACATTTATACTTTCCTATGCGCTTTACTTATGTCACGTACTAGTACTAAATTATAATTGCGAAACATCTACTATCGGCCGCCGAATGAGCGTCCTGCTCCTCCTTGATTAATGTTAACTCTTCTAATAGCAGACGAGAGTTCTTGTTGGTCATCTAGTGTGTTTTCTCTGTCCGGTGGTGCTGGAAATACTGAATTATTTTGGGCAGTTATGTTATTACTGGCAGGAGAAACAGCGTCTGCTGGCACTGCGTTTACTAGATTCTCGTCAGCTCTTGCATAAGACGGTATAGTGACAGGAGTCTGTCCAGGACGGGCTTTTTTTGGTGCTCCCGGCGTATCACTGAGCACTACAGCATCACTAAGTTTAGCGTTATCGTCTAATACAACTGAACCAGCATTATTAGGAGTTGAAGGATCGTCTTGGCCTCTTCTTCTGATTAGCTTAATATTCTGTTCAAACTTGCCGCCAGAAAACGTATTTGTAACAGCCCAAACACTGAACAGCCCACTAAACTGTTTTACTACTCTAGGAAACTCCATTGTAGCTCCGTCAACTTGATAGTCGAACGGAGTTTTAAAATTTACTACAATGAACACCTCATCCATCATGTAATTAAATGTGCCCTCTTCTAGCACATTTGAATTTTTAATAGGGTTTCCTTTAAAGTTTCCAGTTTGTTGAGGAATGAAGAACGGATCACCCATTATTTTCATTTCAGCAGTAATCATGTCAAGCGTTTGATTTATTATAGCGTTATGGAATTGCTGGGCTATTCTAAGCCGTATGTCCGACGATCTTGATCCGTTATCCGAAAGGAGTTGGGCTTGTTTATATGTCATTTCGCCTACTCTAGCGCCTGGTTCTGAGCTAGTATCACTAGAATCTTGTTTTACAACCGACGACCCAGCCGGTGCTGCTAGTGCGCCGTTTTTAACTGCACCGTCAGCATTTCCTACACCACCGGAGTTTTGTCCGTAGTTGCTAAATGCTGTTAGCATGAACGCATTGTTAAACAATAAATCAAAGTCTAATATTTCTTCGTTGCGTCCAGTATAGATATAATTGTATTCTTTTGCAGCCTGGGCTTTTAGTTGTTCTGTATTTTTTGGTTTCTGATTTGTAGACAGCGTCTTTGCTTCGTCGGGATAATACGGAATAACGTTGAACAAATATATCTTAGCAAGTGCTCCGCGCTGCAATTCTGCTGATGGGTCAGGATCAATAAACACCTGAGTATCTATTTTAAACCATTTTCGTGTGCCGTTGGCAGCGCTATCAGCAGTTGATTCTACAGCAGCATACTGACTTCTCAACACAACCTTTTCTATCATACTGATTATTGTTTCGCCTTGGCTAAACTTATGTTCTCTTGCTTTTGGCGTTGGATTGTTTCCAGGCCGACCTGTGTTCTCAAACGTCTCAGTTTCGGCGTTGTACGCTTGCTCGGGTGTGGCCTGAGCTTTGTCGCCGCCTTCACTAATATCGTCTATAATTGAACTTAGACCAATACTATTCATTTGAGATGTGTCACGAGCATATTGTTGTAGTCTTTCATGTAACTGTGAATTAGGAACAACTGATATTTTATTAGTATTTGCAGTTGAGTTTCCTAGCACAGGAGTTACGCCTTGTTCTTGTCTAATCTCTATGTTCTTTGAAAGACCGTCGATCTCGTCTACAACTTCTCTAGAAACAGTGTTGTTGAAGCCGTCAATATCACTAGGAAATGCAATTATAAACCTGTCATTTTTTGTTGTAACGTTTTTGTCTTCGAGGTTTGCTAAGCGTTGATTCATTGTCTCAGCTACACTAGTGTCGTTGCCATTCAACACTTCCCAAACAGTCGTTCCCACTGCGTTGATAGTAGTCTTAGTTTCGTTAACACTATCATCTAGTGCAGTTTCGCTAAACGGCACTGCTACTACAATATATTCACTACCTGCACCGGTCACACTAAGTTCTACTTTGGTTATCTTTATTGGCACGTAGATAGGCTTTCCGATATATTTTGTCGACTGTTCACCGTATTCGTCCCATCCTACAAAGTCAATTCTTATGCAAAACGGTGCATCAATATAGTTTACATATCCTTCACTCTTTGCTGAACCTATAAGTGCTTGAATAAAGTTCCCCATTGAAAAAGGTTCTATTACTTTAAACGACAGTGTTGTGCCTAGCGCCACTCCAGTGTTTTGATTAGGTGCTATTACTGCGTCCATTTCTAGGTCGTCTATGTAATACTCAGCATCGCCGCCGCTTGCAGAATTTACTTCGTCCTGTACCTTATAGCGATTAGCATAGTTGCCCCCTGACGATTTAATTATATAAGAGGCAAAGTCTCCTCTGTTTCGATAAGTGCTAGGGTCGTTGTATTCTCGAGGATTTAATACTCCTAGAGTAATAATATAGTTATAGGTGTTGTGATTTCTAAGAGGATTAGGTATCCTGCCGCTAGAAATATTACTTGCTTGTATTGTGCTAGACTGCATCATTGGATCTCTACCTGGAGTATCACTTTTCCACTCGTTAGGTACTAGATTTCGCAAACTGTCTTGACTAGATGCGCCGGATATATACTGTCTAATAGGAGTATAATCACTAGTTGCGCCGGACCCTACTGATGCTGCAGAAAAGGTGCTAGATTCAGTTGTAAACTTACTAGGTGTTTTACTTTGTGTAACATCACCGTTAGCAGCAGCTTGCTCTGCTGCTCTGGCGTCTAGTCGACGTTGCATTGCAGGTGAAGGAGTTCCACTAATTCCGCCACCAAAACTAGATGTTATTGTTTCGTATTCTACTTCTGGGTTATTTGCTCGTGTTTCTAGAATAGTGTTTGCGTTCTTTCTAGAAAACGCAGTTCTGCCACCTACATTTTGTGTTGAAGGAACCGAAGCAGCAGCTTGTTTTACTGCGCTGACATCTTTTCGTCGTTGCATTGCGGCCCTAGTACCGTCGCTGTCTATGCCGCCGCCAAAACTAGATGTTATTGTTTCGTATTCTACTTCTGGTTCAGCAGTTACAGGAGTTGGTTCATTTGCTCGTGTTTCTAGAATAGTGTTTGCGTTCTTTCTAGAAAACGCAGTTCTATCAGCCATATTATAAACCCAGCTCCTTTCTTAGATTGGCACCCTGGGGTAGCAATATTTTAGTACCAGCAACAAAGTCGTACACAGGGTCTTTTATGATATCCGGATTGCGCTGAGCAAACACCCACCACAACTCTTTCTTGCCATAGAGATCGTATGCCAGTAGGTCTGGTCGGTAAGTATATGCTGGAGTAATTGCGTAAAGCACATCGTCGCCTGCTACTGGTACCGGCCTAGGTGTAAAGATATCTAAATATCCTGCTGAATTAATCTTTGTGTTGCTATAGGGTCCAAAGTTTTTAGACATTATACAAATCCTTCTGGGCCGGATGTGTGGTTACCATTAATAAAGTCTTGGAAACTAAATCTTGCTTGACTGCGTCTTGCATAGTTCGGAGCCACTGTAACAGTGAATACACTTTGAGTAGGTACATAGTCAATCTCGCCTGCTACTTCACATTCAATATAGTCAACGTCGGCTGGCATGTCAGTTGTAAAGTTTGTTATCACTACTGGTATATTGTTTAGCACATGCTTACCGTAACCGTTTAGTCTTGCTATAGGAGGCGGATTTCCTAGTGATTCTGTACTAGTTCCAGAAAACATCTTGGTCATTGCTCGTAAATAGTGCAAGCATGCTATCCAATACTTTGCGTCTTCTTGATTTTCATTATAAAACTCGCCTGTTATAGTTATGTTATCAACTTGGCTATTTTCGTACGCATGATATGGGTAATTTGAATGTACAGGCTGCACGTTAGAATAATTTGCAGTATGACCCAGTAATATTGTAGGAGTAAAAGGAAAGATCATTCTATTTTTAGTCTTAGATAATTCTGCAATAATAGGTCCTTGCATTACAACGTTTGGTACACTAAGGCTAACTCGCCAGTCAACTGTATCTTCGCCAGTTAGCATATCATTTAATAGTACTCTTGGCAGACTTTTTGGTACAGGAGCTGCGCCTGGGAAGATTAGCTGGGCCGCATTTCCTACCATTCTAATGGCTTTACCAACATCAGAATTACCTCCTCCTTGCCTAGCAATAAGGTTGTCTACTACGCCGATGGAGTTTTTTACTACCTCTCCGGTTTCTGCTCGACCAGCAGGACCATCAGGATCATCCGATCCTTTTGTTCTCCTAAAGAACGAATCCTGGTTTGCTAGTCCGCCGGATTTGCTTGCTCCGGCGTCATTGCCGGAATTACTGTTAAAAGCGCTAAGAATTGACATAAGTTGTTGATCTCCAACAGTATTTAGTTGACAAAATTAAGTATGTAGTTTATAATAAGTATATAATAAGGAGCAAAAATTGAGAAAACGCAATTACTTAAATAACAGAGATATCCTCAAAGAAATTCACAAATCTAAAAATACTTTCAATAGTTACGCTGACCCTAGCTACAACCAGTACGATATCATACTCAAAAACTTAGCTGATATTAACCTGCCAGACTCGTTTAAAGTTAACGACGACGGTGAAACTGTAACTGTGCTCGGATCTGTGCCCCAAGCCAAAGCTAACAAAGCAAAAAGACTGTCAACTGCTGAATATGAGAGAAGACGCATTGCTGGTGAGAAAGTTAAACAGGCAGAATGTGAAGTTACGCCCAGCGAGATTACCAAAGAGGAGCTTATCTTCAGAGTTATGGATTTTGATCATATTCCCGAACAACCGGGTAGAAAAAAGAATCCAAAAACAATAGCAGATACTAAGATCAAACTAAACTTCCCTCCGTTCAAACATTATAAGTTTGAAGGCGCAGAAATAGTGTGTGTTGGAAAAAGTCACTGGAAAGGTGATTTGGAATCTGGGCATTTTGACAGAGAACACGGCAAGGCCACAAATAACCTAGCGCTGATGTGGCTTAAATTAGTTGATAGATATGCAACGCGAGGAAATGTCCGTGGCTACACCTACAACGACGAAATGAAAGGGCAGGCAATACTACAATTAGCACAAATAGGATTACAATTTGACGAGTCTAAGTCAGACAACCCGTTTGCTTACTACACAGCCGCAGTAACCAACAGTTTTGTACGTGTAATTAACATAGAAAAGCGTAATCAAAACATCCGTGATGATATTCTTGAAATGAACGACTTAAATCCTTCGTATACACGAACAAACAACGGCGAATGGGACGCTAGCGTAAAACGCTACGGTGATCCAGAAAATAAGTTTGAGTATAAAAAATAATCGTTGACAAGTTGTTGATTTGCATGTAGTATTTTTTATATAAGACGGAGAAATTTAATTTGTTCAATAAAGCAGCAGTTTTTACAGATATTCACTTTGGGCTCAAGGGTAATAGTCGAGTACACAACCAAGATTGTGAGAATTTCGTTGACTGGTTCATCGAAACTGCAAAAGCCAACGGTTGTGAAACTGGAATCTTTTGTGGAGACTGGCATCACAACCGAAATTCGTTAAACCTCACTACAATGGACGCAACTATACGTAGTTTGGAGAAGCTAGGGGCAGCATTTGACAACTTTTATCTGTTTGTAGGTAATCATGATCTATATTACAAAGATAAGAGAGACGTTAGCTCAATGAGCTTTGGTCGGCACATTCCCGGCATTACCTTTGTTGACTCAATTCTTGAAAAAGACGACGTAGCTCTTATTCCGTGGCTAGTAGGTGACGAGTGGAAGAAAATTCAAAAGATCAAAGCCAAGTACATGTTCGGACACTTTGAATTACCACACTTTTACATGAATGCTATGGTACAGATGCCAGACCACGGTGAACTTAAAGCTAAAAACTTTAAGAACCAGGACTATGTGTTCTCAGGTCACTTTCATAAACGTCAAACACAAGGAAAGATACACTATATCGGCAATGCATTCCCACATAACTATGCTGATGCATGGGACGATGCTCGTGGTATGATGATATTAGAGAAAAACGGAGAGCCAGAATTTATCAATTGGCCAGAATGTCCAAAATATCGAACAGTTAAGCTCTCACAGCTAATTGATGAAGCAGATACCTTAATTAAGAGTAAAATGTATCTTCGAGTAACACTGGATCTACCTATTAGCTATGAAGAAGCAAGTTTTATCAAAGAAACATTCATCAATCAATATGGATGTAGAGAAATTACATTGATTCCTCAAAAGCAAATAGACGAAATGTCCACAGACTTAGACATCCGGGCATTTGAAAGTGTAGATCAGATTGTTGCTAAGGAAATTACCGAACTAGACACTAACAACTACGATAAAAAGATGTTATTAGATATTTACAACGGATTAGAATGATATGATACAGGTTCAGGATTTAACAGTTAAGAATTTCATGAGTGTAGGCAATGTTTCACAGGCCATAGACTTCAGTAGAGAGCAACTAACGCTGGTTCTTGGTGAAAACCTAGACCAAGGTGGTGATGACAGCGGATCGCGCAACGGCACAGGTAAGTGCCTTTGTATAAATACTATTGTAAAAGTAAAAAACACCAAAACTGGGGTAATTTACGAAACTACAATAGGAGAATTATACAATGGCGCGATGGAATAACACACTAACAGAAAACTGTATCGAAGTAATAGATACAGTTATCAAAAATCTAGAACCGGCGATGCGATCGTCTCTCCTAGAAAGCATGGTGTTGGATAATGTTAACAATACCAAAAAAGAAATTGAGATTTTTATTAGAAGTACCTTGAAAATTTCTGGGCGCTATACAAAACGTTCTAGAAATTATTGGGAGTGTCGAGGGTGGGATACCAACATGGTTTACACAAAATCAAAGGAACACGCACAAAAAAACACAACAAGCGTATACAGTCGAGAGTTTTGGTTAAACAAAAGTAATCCTGCTACAAATAAACACTATACTATAGAGGAAGCAGACTTTGAAAGAAATAGTCGACGGCCCATTAGAAAAGAATATTGGATAAAGAAAGGCTATTGTGAAACAGAAGCAATCCAGTTCGCAGCTGATACCAAAACAGCAAACAATAAAAAAGGTTCAGTAGGTTCAGCTGCTACTCCTGTTCGTCGAGTGTCATCAAAGCGGTGTACAGAATACTATACTGCCAGAGGATATACTAAAGAAGAAGCAACTAAATTAGTATCTAAAGAACAACTACACTTTTCTAAGAAGATATGTATTGAAAAATACGGAAAAGAGGAAGGAATTAGAGTTTGGCAACTACGTCAAGATAAATGGCAAGCCGCATTAAATGCTAAATCAGATGAAGAAAAAGCCGAAATGAATAGACTTAAACTTACAAAAGGGGTATCGGTATCTGCCGCTGAAAGAGAAATAATATACGAAATCAGAAAAATTGATAAAAGTTTGCTAATTATAGATCAGCTTACTCTAGCAATCAATTCTAAAAAACAATACGTCTATGACATAGCAGTTGCTAATAAAATAATTGAATACAATGGAGACTTTTGGCATTGTAATCCTAAAATTTATTCTCCGGAGTATGTGAATCCAAGAACTAAACTGCGAGCATCAGAAAAATGGAAACTGGACCGAGAAAAAATTCAATTTGCAGAAGCCCAAGGGTACGACGTACTAGTTATATGGGAAAATGAGTATAAACAAAACAAAGAGGAAGTATTAAAGAAATGTCTACAATTTCTCAAACAGTAAATAGAAAATTTGTTAATAGTGTCAGCTTAGTTGATCTTGAAATCGAAACAGATTCTGGATGGCAGCCTGTTACTGACATACACAAGACTATTCCATACACCGTTTGGCATATCGAAACCCAAAGCGGGTTGACTCTTGACTGTGCCGACACTCACATCTTGTTTGATCACAACTACAACGAGATCTTTGTCAAAGATATAATACCTAACCAGACTAAGATAATATCTAAGCACGGTTCTGAATTAGTATTAACAGTAATCGAACAGTCTCGGCAAGAAAATATGTTTGATCTAACAGTTGATCACCCTGATCATCGTTTTTACTCAAACAATATCTTATCTCATAATACCACAGTGATCAACGCGCTCAGCTATGCGCTGTACGGCCAAGCGTTAACTAATATTAAGAAGAATAACCTTATTAATAAGACCAACAGTAAAAACATGTTGGTCACTCTGCATTTTAAGAAGAATAACGTAGACTATAGAATAGAAAGAGGCAGAAGCCCCAACATTCTTAAGTTTTATGTAGATGATGCAGAACAAGACATGACAGATGAGTCCCAAGGTGACAGTCGCAAGACGCAAGAGACAATTAATGACCTACTAGGCATGAGTCATGACATGTTCAAGCATATTGTTGCTCTCAACACCTATACCGAACCGTTCTTATCAATGAGAGCTAATGATCAACGAGCTATCATTGAACAGTTGTTGGGTATTACTATACTCACCGAAAAGGCCATGTTGTTAAAAGAACAAGTGCGCATGACCAAAGACTCTATTACTGAAGAAACACTAAAAATAGACGCAATTAAGACAGCAAACGGCAAAATTGAGCAAAGTATAGCCACATTAGTCAGCAGACAACGTGCATGGCAGTCAAAAAAGAAACAAGACAATAAAAGGCTTCAAGAAGGCATTGATCAATTAGAAAAGCTTAATATTGAGTCAGAGCTCGACGACCACGAGAAGTTACAACACTGGTCAAAGATGAATACTGCTGTTACTGCACTCAACAAGGAAAGGAGCACACTAGATACTGCACTATTACGGGCAGATACTGCTGTAACTAAAGTAAAAAAGAACATTTCTAAACTAGACGATGCCACTTGTTATACTTGCGGTCAAGAATTACACGCAGATAAGAAGGATGAGATCCAGAAGGTTAAAGAAAAAGAACTAGCTGATGCTACTAGCTACCAAAAAGAAGTAGCAGATAAGCTAAAGAAGGTAATGACTGGTATCGAAGAGATCGGTGAGCTTAACGGTAAGCCCAACACATTCTACGACAGTGCAAAGGAAGCATACGAGCATAGAAGCAACGTTGAGAATCTAAAGAACACACTGACAGCAAGACAAGAGGATGAAGATCCTTACGAAGCGCAAGTGTCGGACCTGCAGACGTCAGCACTGCAAGAAATCAACTGGCTGCCAGTAAACGAGCTAACAAACGTCAGAGAGCACCAAGAGTTTCTTCTCAAGCTGCTTACAAACAAGGATAGTTTCATACGAAAAAAGATTATAGACCAGAACCTTGCGTATTTGAACAACAGACTTACACATTACTTGGACAAACTAGGTTTACCTCACCAAGTTGAGTTTCAAAACGACTTATCGGTTGAGATCTCCCAATTAGGCCAAGACCTTGACTTTGACAACTTGTCACGAGGCGAACGAAACAGGCTTATACTAGGTCTTAGCTTTGCTTTCCGGGACGTTTGGGAGAGTCTGTATCAGAATGTTAACCTGCTGTTCATTGATGAGCTCATAGACAGCGGCATGGACACAGCAGGAGTTGAGAGTTCGTTAAGCGTACTCAAGAAGATGGCCAGAGAACGAGAAAAAAATATCTTTTTGATCAGTCACAAGGACGAACTAATCGGTCGAGTTAATCATGTTCTTAAAGTTATTAAAGAAAACGGATTTACTACTTACGCGAACGATTTAGATGTAGTGGAGTCATCTCAATGACCGACGACGAAAGGTTTGAAAAAGAATTAGACCCTGACGATAGCCTGCATCAACAACTGGTACAGGCATATCTAGACTATTTTGCTTCAATGGAACGGTGGGAAGCAATGAGAACCCACCGTAGGTACTACGATCTCCAACAGCGGCTTCGTAAAATAAAAAAAATCACACATCAACGAAACACAGAAGTAAGAGCGCAGTTTCAAGAGGTACATCCAGAAGTTTTTAAGTCAAAACCTCAGCAGTGATGCTCTGTAATAGATATATAACTGTATGCATTGGACCTATGAAGGCGTAAACATTGATGAGATACCAGACGAGTATGAAGGATTTGTGTATCTCATTACCAATCTTCAGTCCAACAAAAAATATATAGGCAAAAAGTTGGCTAGGTTTAAAACTACTAAGCCGCCACTTAAAGGCAAAAAAAATAAACGCAGAGGCTATAAAGAAAGCGACTGGAGGACCTATTGGGGTTCTTCAGATAAATTAAACGCTGACGTAGAGGCACTAGGACAAGAACAATTTACTCGAGAAGTACTTTATTTTTGTAAATCAAGATCAGAAATGTCCTACATTGAAGCAAAAGAGCAATTTGATCGCAAGGTACTCGAAACTGACGAATATTACAACGGTATTATCAATGTTCGAGTAGGCGGATCAGAAAAATTAAGACAGTCGCTAATAGAAAACAAAAAATTAAAATAGGCAAGCATTTACATCTTCATCTTATTTCTAAAATAACAAATCACAAACATAGGCATCTTCAGGCAAAGATTATTTCTTAGTTGTTGCGAACAGCGCAAGAAGTAATACACACTTAGGCATCAAAACAACACACAAGGCTAGCAGGCCGGACTATAATACTGCTGTGAAACAGCCGGCTGGTACCCGGACACGAGACATGCTGAGACACTCCCCTTCGAGAGACATCGTCGTAGCTGAAAAGGCAAGCGAGTTAAGTATTGGCATAGAACGTTTGTTGGCGTTCAAGTAAATCGCACACTCCTAAAAACTGTACATCTAGGAACGAAAGTACAGGCGGCATTTTATAATGCTATATCGACGTAGGTTGGGAAAGGTCAGAGCCCGTGGAGTGAACAAATACCTGCTTCCAATATGTCTTGGCTGGAAATACTCACATGAAGTAAATTCATTAGACAGACGGAACCTTTAAACAGGTTCCGTCTGACCAGAGCAATCTACATGAATATCTAGTAACAATAATTCAAATCACTTATAAAATACTATTATTAATTTAAGAAACTAATAGTTTGAGCGTAAAGCGAAAACTAATGAGCTTAGCTCATTTCTTAACATAAATACATTTATATAACTATTTGGATTTATTCTCATATGAAAATACAAGAAATTAATAAAACACAGCTTGATGAGCTAGACTCTGATAGCGTAGGTAAGACTCTGGGAAAGGCAGCTAAGTCTGTTGGAAAGGGCATTGCTGACTTTGGTAAGGGATTTAAGGCCGGGTATACTGGAAATAAAAGTAAAGGTAAATCGTCTAACAAGAAGAGGACACCTCAGCGTCGTACAAGACCTACGCCAGCCGGAACCCCACCAGCTGAAAACCCACCTACTCCTACGCCAGCAGCAGGAAATCCTCCAGCAGGGAATGCACCTACGCCTGCTGGCACTCCTCCTAACAATCCCAGGAATGCTGCCCAGTCTGATACCTATGCAAAAGCAAAATCAGATATTAGAAAAGTACAGGGTGGGCAAAAACCTATGCCTCGTAACACTGCTGTTGTAATTAACCGCGCATTAACACAGTTATCTAAAGGCAGCAAAGAGCATGGTGTGTGGGCAGCAGAGAAAATCTTAAGATTTGCTAGCGCAGGAGTAGATGTTACTAGACAGCAACAGGCTTGGATAGCAAATGCTAAAGCAGGAGAACGATTCTTAACACAAAGTACATATCTTGAATTGTCCAGGATGCTACGTGAAAATAATTTAAGGTGGAGTGACTTAGGATTAAGGATCCACCTTGTTGAAAGTACCAACAAACTTATTGGTGTTAGCGTAGTTTAGTAAAATGGAAGCCCCGTTTTACGTGTGGTTTCCAAATTATCTTTAACAATGTCTCCTATGAGAAGCTTATCTTCGTATGTTAGATAATGAGCTTCCTCATAGGTAACTCCTCCTCTCATATACCAGCATATCTTTAAAAGCTCAGATTTCATTTCTTTTTGTTCGTTATCGTACTTGGTGACTTCTAAAAGGATCTCACCAACGCTCATAGGCAAGATCCTTATCCGAAAAAATTTGATTGATCAAATGTAATCGGAACCTTCCACTTTGCCGGGGCACCCTTTTCAATATCTTCAGGTGACGACTCTACGTTAATTGGCTCGATCTGAAACTTTTCTTTTTGCGCATCTAGGTGTGCAGTAACGTCATTGTAAAAATCTTTGTCGGCATTAGCAATAAACTCATCGATGTGTTCTTGATTATCTACTACTGAGTCTTCAATAGATATAGATGAAATGCATTTGCTAATAGTTTTTACTGTTAGATCAGTTAGCTTTACAAAACTTTCATTAAACTTGGTTAGCTTTTCTTCTTCTGGGATCTTATCATCGTTAACCAATGCAAAGATTCTTTGTTCTTCAAAAGTTTTCAGACTTGCTTCAGTAAACTCTTTATAAGTTAATGGTCGCATTTTAAGTTTCATGTTGTTGATCTGAAGATCTGTATCGTAACTTACAGTAACTAGCTTATTAAGTAACTGCCGTAAATCAACTGAAAATGTTCTTTCTTCTCCTGTCTTTGGAACTTTAACGTCGAGACTCATCATCTCGCCGTAGGTAGCGATTCGAATCGCTATTAGGACAGCGTCTAGATCGATGCTGGGCATTGACCATGCGTTTTTAATTGCAGGAATACAACTTTGAATTAGATTCACTGTTGCTTGTCCATTTAGCAATGCGTCTGGAGTTTTCATTGTAAGCTCGTCTTTTGCTGTCATTGCAAAAACAGGAAACTCACCGCTTTCGGGAATCTCTAAAGTACCAGGAGCATAAAAATGTCCTAGACTAGGAAGAGTTATGTACACTTTAGGTTGTCTAAAGAACTTCTTTAATGGGTTTTCGTTGTGATTAATTGTGTTTGGGTCTACCATGAATTCCTCCGCATAAATACATTACTAATATGTATCATATATATTTATGTGCGTATATAACTTGGACTTTTAATTGTGGCAGATGAAGTAGAGATTAGTAATGTAGGCGGTGAGAATGGTGTTGCTAGTGAAGCAACACTAGCATCTCTGTTGCGTGCAATGGAACGAATGTCAGGAGCGGCTGGCTCTAACTCAAGCGATGCAGCCAGGGCAGCTAGACGGTTGCGCGAAGCACTGCGAGATGCTGCCGGTAGTACAGAAGATAATACAGATGCACTAGATGAAAACACTGAGTCGATTGAAAGTGCTGGCGAGGCCACTGGTAGATTTACTAGAGCGATAGTAAACGTTACTGGAAACCTTATAGGTGTACTTTCGTCTAGTATCGTTGGATTAGGCGGCGTGTTACTATCCTCTACAACACAGTTGTCGGACTTTGCTGAGCAGATTCCGTTTATTGGCGGGATTCTAGGTTCACTTGTTGGAATACTCGATGACAGCATTGCTACGTTTAGACAACTATCGTCAGTAGGTGCTGCTTTTGGCAATAGCATCGAAGATATGAGATTGTCAGCAACCCAACTGGAACTAGGGTTAGACGAGATGGCTAGTTTTGTGTCATCTAATTCTGAAGCATTACGTCTGTTAAGTGGAACAGTAACAGACGGCGTTAATAGATTCAAGGCTATCAACAAGACAATAAAAGATACCGGAGACTTTGCTGCTCTAAAGAATCTAGGGTTTACCGTTGAAGAAATAAACGAAGGCATGGCCGACTATACTGCCCTGCAAGCTAGGCTAGGTCGTTTACAACGCATGGACAGTCGACAGATTGCTAACGGCAGCGCTAGATATCTTGAGCAATTGGACAGACTAGCAAAGGTCACGGGACAGAGTAGAAAAGAACTAGCAGCGTCGATGTTGCAACAAAGCGAAGACGCTGCTTTCCGAGCATTACAAAATAATTTGTCAGGCGAAGCTCTTATAAACTTTAGATCTAGCATGGCGTTAATAGATACATTACCCGAAAGTGTTGCGGCTGGCCTAAGAGACCTAGCAGACGGTATTCCTCAAACAGCAGAAGGTATTGCGCTATTAACTACTATTGGGCCAGAAATACAATCAGCAATGACAGAAATTGCTAAAGGCGCAGACCCACAAGTATTAATTGAAGCAATTGGCGCAGCCGGCCACGATATTGAAAATTTTATAGGCGGCTCTGCAAAGGAGCAAGCTGCTATTATATCTCAACTTAGGCAAACTCAACCTGAAATAGCAGCAGTATTAGATGCTGCTACAAAAATGAAAAACTTTGGTACTAAAGAAATGAGTGCGGCTCGTGCTGAACAAGCTAAGCGAGCAGAAACTACTGCTACGCTAACTGAATTTGACGATACATTACGGACATTTAGAGCAACTATTGCAAAGGCGTTTATTAAAAGTGGAATATTTGAAAAGATGGCCGGTGGTGTTGCTTCTGTAGCAGACTTATTAGAAAAAACACTTGCGTCTGATGAGTTTGCAGCAAGTCTAAAAAATATATCTTCTAAAATAAAAGAATTCTTAGCTGACATACAGGGTGCTGGAATTAAAGAAGCATTTAAGAATTTGTTTAAAGAAGACGGGCCGTTTGCTGGGCTAGGTTCAATGATCAGTGACGTTATAAAATCAGCATTAAAAGAAACCTTGCCTATGATAGGAGTTGGTCTAGTCGCATTGTTTGGTGGTGTATATCTAGCTAAAAAGATCGGCGGCGCGTTTACAGGATTGTTGGGCAACTTGTTTGGTGGTGGTGGGGGTGGAGACGACGATGACGGACCAGACCGCGGTGATCGTCGAGGCGGCAGAAGAGGAGGAGGAGTAGGCAGAGGCTTAGCTAGTGCAGGAGTCGGAGCAGGAAAAGGACTAGCTGGCATAGGCAAAGGCATAGGCAAAGGCCTTGGAGGAATTCTTAAAGGACTAGCAACAGGCATTGCAGCATTTGCTAATCCAGCAGTTGCAGCCGGAGCAGTCGTGATTAGCGGAGTGATTGTTGCTATTGGTGCAGCAATAGCAGGTGCAGCCTGGCTAACCGGCAAGGCATTACCTACATTTGCCGAAGGAATGAAATCCTTCGAAGAAGTAAATGGTGAAAAGCTGAAAACAGCAGGTGCAGGCATGTTATCAGTAGCTGGAGGACTAGCAGCGTTTGGCGGAGCATCAATTGTAGCAGGTGTTGGTAATATTGCTGGCTTTGTTGGCGAATTATTTGGCGGTTCGGCTCTTGAGAACATGAAAGAAACTGCTAAAGGTATGCAAGCAATAGCAGACGTTAAAGGATTAAAATCTAACTTAGAGGTTCTTAATCGAGGTCTTGACACAGACTCTATAAAAAACTACGCTGACGCAATGGAACGTCTTGTAGAAGCACTGAGTGAAATGAACGAAGAATTATCCAAGGACAATAAAATTGGATTTGGCAAAGGAACAAATGCAGGCGACGTATTAAATAAAGCTAACACTGCCACGTCTGGTAGCACCGAAGGCATCAAAGAGTTAAATAACTTGATGCAACAAGTGTTAATGACGTTACAAAGAATGCAAGTTGACACGAACAAGACAGAAAGAAATACAAAAAATCTAGGCGGCGGAAATATTGCGAACGGATACGTAAGTTCTATCCGTTAACAGGAATCTTATATGAATATTAAAAGTAAAATTACAACGTATGCTATGGAGATTGTGTAATGTCATGGCGTAAACACTTTACTCCGGTATCAGCAGATAACAATTCTGAAGGAAGTTACAGTCCTTTCTCTAATGCCAGAAACGGAGCACAAGCAGGTCCTGCTAAGGCAAACTATTCGTCTTATCTACCAGATATTTATGTAGGAACTCCCAATAGAGTTGAGCGGTACGGACAGTACAATACTATGGACCAAGACAGCGAAGTAAACGCTGCTCTTGATATTCTCGCAGAGTTTTGTACACAAAAGAACAAGCAAAACAACACACCGTTTACTACAGAATACAAATCTGAAGCTACTAATTCTGAAGTTAAGATTATCCAGCAGTACCTACAACAGTGGGCTAAACTGCAAGACTTTGAAACTAAAATCTTTAGAATTCTTAGAAACGTGTTTAAGTTTGGTGATCAGTTTTTCCTTAGAGACCCAGAGACTAAGAAATGGTTTAACGTAGATCCAGCAAACGTTACTAAGATAATTGTTAACGAAAGCGAAGGCAAAACGCCAGAGCAGTATGTGATTAAGAACGTAAACTTTAACTTTGTTGAAGGTATTGCTACAACTCCATATGAATCTAACAGCAGTACTTACGGTGGAGGTAACACTACTTACCAGCAGTCTGGTAATTCTAACAGCATGTCAGGTCAGTCGCAAGGTGGCACATCGGCATCACGTTTCATGACAGAACAAAATGAGTATGCGGTTAACGCAGAACACATGGTTCACATCAGCTTGTCAGAAGGATTAGATAATAATTTTCCGTTTGGTAACAGTCTATTAGAAACAATCTTTAAAGTTTACAAGCAAAAAGAGTTACTCGAAGACGCTATCATTATCTATCGAGTACAGCGAGCACCAGAGCGAAGAGTCTTCTACGTTGATGTGGGCAACATGCCTAGTCACCTTGCTATGCAGTTTGTTGAGCGTGTAAAGACGGAAATCCATCAACGCAGGATCCCATCGTCAACAGGTGGAGGCCAAAACGTCATAGACTCAAGCTACAATCCCCTGTCAATCAACGAAGATTACTTCTTCCCTCAAACTGCTGAAGGTCGCGGCTCTAAAGTAGAGACACTGCCAGGTGGTACTAACTTAGGTGAGATCGACGATCTGAGATACTTTACTAACAAAATGGTAAGGGCGTTACGTATACCCAGTAGTTATTTGCCAACTGGTGCAGAGGATTCTGCTGCACAGATGAATGACGGCCGGGTAGGTACTGCTTACATACAAGAGCTACGCTTTAATACCTACTGCGAACGATTACAAACACTAGTGGTCGGAGAGTTTGATCAAGAGTTCAAACGTTATCTGTTAGAGAATGGTGTAAATATTGATACGTCAATGTTTGATCTCAAGTTTCAACCACCACAAAACTTTGCAGCATATCGACAAAGCGAACTTGACAACGCTCGTATACCAACGTTTACACAAATGAGCGCGGTGCCCTACATATCTAATAGGTTTGCTATGAAACGATTCCTTGGCATGACAGATGAAGAGGTTATGGAGAACGAGCGTCTGTGGAGAGAAGAGAACGAAGATGAATTAGTTGATGCCGGTGATGATGCTAGTGCTGAGATGCGAGACGCAGGAATTAGCGGTGCTGGCATAGAAGATGACATTGACGGAATAGAGGATGAGATGCCAGATGATACTGCTCCTATTATAGGCAACGATACCAGTGGGGGAGAAGACCTCTCAGCAGGAGGTGGAGAGCCGCCACCGGCATAAATACAATATGATATTACGTGAACTATTCTATTTTGACAAAGAAACAATTGACTCCGTTGAAGATAAGAGTTACGAGCCTGAGCACGACGACTCTCCAATGAAAAGGAAAGACACTAGAAAAACCAGACTGAAGTTAAGCCAGATCAATCGTATTCGAAAAGCTGCTGAACTTCACGCAGAAGAAAAAGCCAAGGAACTTGGCTCTATCCGTCAAATGTACGGAATAGCAGCAAACGCAGAAACCGGCGAAGAGTTTTAATAGTTGAAAAAAGTTTCATTTGTCTTAGGCAACGGAGTCAGTCGATCTTCCTTTACTCTAGAAAACATTAAACAGTATGGTACTATATATGGATGTAACGCTCTTTACAGAGATTTTATGCCAGATTATCTAGTAGCTGTTGATACTAAAATGGTGCTAGAGATAAACGCAGTAGGTGCTCAACATAACACATCAGTATGGACAAACCCAAGTCGTGCATATAAGAGAATACCAGGATTGAATATCTTTAACTCGTCTAAAGGGTGGAGTAGCGGTCCGACTGCACTACATTTAGCCAGTGATCACAAAGCAACTGATATTTATATATTGGGATTTGATTACGTAGGGCTAGGCAATGATAGCACTAAGGTAAATAACGTATACGCAGGCACACCGAATTATAAAAAGAGAGAAACAACTGCAACTTATTACGGTAATTGGCTCAAACAAACAGCAACTACCATAAATAAGTTTCCAAAAATTAGATATATAAGAGTAGTAGGAGACACGATGTTTGTGCCACCTGAGCTTACTAAATTAAAAAATTTAGAGCATATTACACTTGAAGATTTTTTTGAAACCTTTCCAAACTAGTTGTTTTTCAAAATGGCTCGTTTTATACCCGTTTCTGGGTACTTTTTAAAGAATAAAGTAAATATATTATGACAGCCCACATTCACAATGTGTAACCATTTATAGGAGTTTTTACAATGGCAGATCGTAGCAAGATTGAAAAGATGCTCGAACTTCTTATTAACGAAGATCAAGCAGCAGCAGAAGAATTATTCCACGAATTTGTAGTACAGAAGTCACGTGACATCTATGAGTCAATGTTAGAAGACGAAGATGAAGAAGACGAAGATGTTGAAGAAGCATACGATGACGAAGACGAAGATGTTGAAGAAGCAGACGAAGACGAAGACGACGACGAAACAAATGAAGGCTTCAATATGGACCAGTTTGAAGTTGAAGCCGACGACGACATTGGCGGCGACCCTACTGATGACATGATGGCAGACCTAGGCATGGACGGCGACGAAGAAGGCGACGACATGGATATGGATATGGATATGGACGGCGAAGAAGGCGAAGGCGATGTAGAAGATCGCGTAGTTGACCTTGAAGATGCGTTAGAAGACCTTAAAGCTGAATTTGAAAGAATGATGAGCGGTGAAGAAGGTGAAGACCACGATATGGATATGGACGGCGACGAAGAAGGCGACGACATGGATATGGATATGGACGACGACGACATGGATATGGACGACGGCGAAGAAGAAAAAGAAAGCTACAACTTTGAGTCAGTTGATAAAGAAGCTAAGAAAAAAGCAACAGACAAAAAGATGGCAGACAAGAAAGCCGCTGATAAGAAAGCCGCTGATAAGAAAGCCGCTGATAAGAAAGCCGCTGATAAGAAGAATGAAGGTAGTAAGTCTTCAGGCGAGCAAATGCGCGAATACGTAGAAAAAGTAACAAGTGGTCACGGTGCAGAAAAGAAAAGTACTGGTGACAACGGCCAAAACACTAAATCAGCAGTAGCAAAGCCAAATAACATGGGCGGCTCAACAGCTAGTACAGTGCGCAGCGATGTTGCTAATGACGGCGAAGCTGGCGCAAATTCAACTATAAAAGGTTCGGCACTTAGTGATACAAGTGCAAAAGATATGTCAACTGGTAATATTAACGTACCGGGTGGCAAGGCTGGCAAAGCAAATAAGGCTGTGCCAAAAGGCCACGGGGCTGAAAAGAAAGGCCCAGGTGAGAAGTCGGACAAGAGCACAACAAGTACTGTAAACAAGTTATCAAGTCGTGCGAAGTAAGACTTAAAGGAGAAGGCTTTTAGATGAAAAACCTACGAGAACATTTAACATTTGACCAAGCTAGGATAGTTGTCGAAAACGCCAATGATGGCAAAGACCTTTATATGAAAGGAATTTGTATTCAAGGTGGAGTCCGTAACGCTAATCAAAGAATGTATCCTGTAAATGAAATAGGCAGGGCTGTCAAAACGCTCAATGATCAAGTACACGGCGGTTATTCAGTTCTCGGCGAAGTTGATCATCCAGAAGGTCTTAATATTAACCTTGACAGAGTCTCACATATGATTACTGAAATGTGGATGGACGATGACAATGGTTATGGTAAGATGAAAATATTACCAACACCAATGGGGAACCTAGTGAAGACGTTGCTGGAAAGCGGCGTTAAGCTAGGTGTCTCTTCTAGAGGTTCAGGTAACGTTTCAGAGGACGGTAGCAATACAGTATCTGACTTTGAAATAATCACCGTGGACATTGTGGCTCAACCTAGTGCTCCAGGTGCATACCCGACTGCTATTTATGAACACATGATGAATACACGCGGGGGTTACCAAGCATACGAGCTTGCAAAGGCAACTAGAGAAGACACAAAAGCACAAAAGTATCTAAAGGAATCGCTGATTAATATAATCAGTAAACTCCGGTAAACTAGGAGAACGGAATGATAGATGCACTGAAAACACTCTTTGAAAATGACGCAGTATCGTCAGAGGTCAGGGCACAGATTGAAGAAGCCTGGGAAGCAAGGATTGCAGAAAACAAACACGCAGCGGTATCAGAGTTACGTGAGGAATTTGCACAAAAATACGAGCACGATAAGTCAACTATGGTTGAAGCAATCGACTCAATGCTTTCAGAAAGACTTGCAGAAGAAATTGCAGAGTTTGCAGACGATCGCAAGCAACTAGCAGAAGCAAAAGCAAAGTATTCAGTTGCTATGCGTGATAATGCAAAACTTTTAAAAGGCTTTGTTGTAGAACAATTACAACGAGAAATCAAAGAACTACATACAGACAAACTAAAGATGCGCGAACAAAATGCCAAGCTTGAAGAGTTTATTGTAGACGCCTTGTCAAACGAAATTGCAGAATTTTATGAAGACAAGAATGACTTAGCTGAAACCAAAGTTCGTTTGGTACGAGAAGCTAAAGCACACTTCAGTAAAGTTAAAGTCAGCTTTATTGAAAGAAGCACAAAGGCAATAACTGAAACTGTGTCAAAAGGTCTCAATAAAGAGATTAAGGCATTGAAAGAAGATATTGACTTTGCACGTAAGAATGACTTCGGTCGTAAGATCTTCGAAGCATTTGCAGCAGAATACGGAATTTCTTACCTAAATGAAAGTTCGGAAACTGCTAAGCTAATGAAAGTACTTGCTATTAAAGACAAGCAACTTTCAGAAGCAAAGGTCACTGCCAAGAAAGCAATCCAGATTGCTGAGTCTACTAAGAATGAAAAGAATCGATTAGTAGAATCAACATCAAGAGCAAAGACTGTTAATGAGTTGGTTGGACCATTAAGCAAAGACCAACGCGAAATTATGACAGACTTACTGGAAACAGTGCAAACAACTAGACTGAAGTCTGCGTTTGACAAGTACTTGCCGGCAGTAATTAATAGCCGTAGTCCTACAAAGCAGAAACAAGTTCTATCAGAAGGCAAAGAAGTAACAGGTAATCGCGAACAGAATTCGCAAACCTACAACGCTAGTTCGAAAGCAGACACCAACGTAATTGACTTACGACGTCTAGCTGGATTATAATCAAGGAGACAATTATGTCAGAACTATTAGAAAGTCGCTGGCACGACACGAAGACAGCACTGCTAGAAGGTCTACAGGGCAACAAGAAGTCTGTAATGGCTACCACACTGGAAAATACTCGTAAGTATCTTTCGGAATCAGCAACAGCAGGCGCTACCTCTGCTGGTAATGTTGCAACACTTAACCGTGTTATTTTACCAGTTATTCGTCGTGTAATGCCAACAGTAATTGCAAACGAGTTAGTTGGTGTCCAGCCAATGACTGGACCAGTTGGTCAGATTCACACCTTGCGTGTTCGCTACAGCGACACAGCAGGCACAGGCGCAAGCGGTGCAGTAGCTGGTGAAGAAGCACTGAGCCCGTTTAAGATTGCAGAAGCATACTCAGGTAATACTGGTACTGGCAGAGCAGCACCTACAGCAGGACTTGAAGGTACCGCTGGTAACCGTCTAAGCATCCAAATCTTGAAGCAAACAGTTGAAGCGAAAACTCGTAAGTTGAGTGCACGTTGGACTTTTGAATCAGCACAGGATGCACAGTCACAGCACGGTATTGATGTAGAAGCAGAAATCATGGCTGCTCTTGCACAAGAAATTACCGCTGAAATTGATCAAGAAGTTCTTACTTCACTAAGCAGCCTAGCTGGCACATACGAAACATATGACCAAGCTGCTGTAAGTGGTACTGCTACATTCGTAGGTGACGAGCACGCTGCACTAGCTGTTCAGATCAACCGCGTAAGCAACTTGATTGCTCAGCGTACACGTCGTGGCTCAGGTAACTGGACTGTAGTTAGTCCGTTTGCACTGACCATTCTACAGAGTGCTACTACTAGTGCGTTTGCTCGTACTACAGAAGGTACTTTTGAAGCTCCGACTAACACTAAGATGGTTGGTACTTTGAACAACGCTATGAAGGTATATGTTAACACTTATGCATCTGACAGCGCACCAGTACTAATTGGTTACAAAGGTTCAAGCGAATCAGATGCGGCAGCGTTCTATTGCCCATACATTCCGCTTATGAGCTCAGGTGTTGTACTTGATCCAAGCACGTTCGAACCAACTGTATCGTTTATGACACGTTACGGTTATGTAGAACTAAGCAACACTGCGTCATCTCTTGGTAACGCATCAGACTACCTAGGCCAAGTTGGCATTACTAACGGTAACGTTAGCTTTAGCTAATATTGTAAAGTTAGGTAGAAAGAAAAGAATATAGGCCTTTCGGGGCCTATTTTTGTGATTGTGTCCTCGATGCTAGATAGATAAATACTTGTGTCTATAATCGTGCCACTAGACTAGTGGACTTATGCGGAAGTGACCCACCGCGTATTACTTAGAACGTAACCAAGGAGAAAACAAATGGGACGTCCAATTAATAAAAGATATCTAGGTGCTAACGTAGATGGAGTTGAAGACGGTAACTTTAGTGTTATTGTAAAAATAGGAACAAACGCAGTAACGGAGAAAGGCTACATTGTAAGTCAACGCTCGGAAACTATGTTCGTTGTCAATGACGGAACAAATCAAGGTAGCTGTCGTTTAGTAGATAAGTCAGCGCCAGCTGATGACGAAATGGTTATACAAGGATCTAATCAAGCAGGCCAGACAGTAAACATTCGTAAGCTACAAAATAGAACAGTGATCGACTTTGACAACAATGTTTACAAATGGGAAATCTCAGATGATTCAACTGCTAACGTATTAGTTTTAACACAAATCTAATTTCTAGGACTAATAAATGTCAAAGTATCTAAACATATACAACGGTGATTATTACGTAAAAGCACCAGATGGAATCATCACCTTGGATAGCAATAACGTAATAATACCCGGGAACTTGACAGTACAGGGAGAGTCAACAACTATTACGTCTACTGACCTAGCAGTGCGTGATAACATTATAGTTGTAAACAGTGGCGAGGCTGGCGCCGGAATATCAGCTAACGAACGCACTGCTGGCTTACAAATCGATCGAGGTACTAGACCAGATGCATTCCTTGTTTACGACGAGGATCTTCCGGATCTTGTTAATCCTCAATCACCAGGACAATTTGTCTTTAAGGTAGACGGCGGCGCAACAAAAGGCATTAGAACCAATGCAGTAACCACAGGCGGCGGCAATTTAGTTTTAGTAGGTAGCGGCACAGGTATAGTTAGTGTCGACGGCACAGTTAACTACGAAAGAAATATTCTTAACTATGTAGGCTCTGTTGTAACCCCTAACTTTGATGGTTCTATCTCAAAGGATGGTGATGACGACAGGCTACCAAACACTAGAGCAGTAATTGACATTGTTAACTATCAGCTTTCGCAAGGTGGTGGTGGTGGAGTTATAGATGCAGACGGTGATACTTTTATTGCTGCTGAAACTACGCCAGAACAAGATAATGATCAACTAGAGTTTATAACAGGCGGAAGATTAGTTGCAAGACTTGATCAAAACGGCTTTGTTTTTCTAAATACCAATGTTAACCGAATATCAACAACTAATGGCCAGTTAATAATTGATCCTTCACCTGCAGGAGCAGGAGGCAGCGTTCTAATTAACGGCAACCTCAGCATAGCAAATGCGCTGGCAGTATCGGAAGGTGGCATAGGAAAACGTAATCTCACGTTGAACGGTATCTTATATGGAGATAGTACTAACCCTGTTAGTGTTACTGATGCAGCAGGTACTAACAATGCATCAACATCGTTTGAAGTATTCACTGTTGATAGTGCAGGTACTCCGGTTTGGACAGACACAATTGACGAAGGAACATATTAATGGCGAGTAAGGTAAAACATAAAAGAAGTGATGTATTAGGTAGAATCCCTCTGCCTTCGGATTTGGAGGAAGGTCAACTTGCTTTAAACACTACTGACGGCAAGGTGTTTATGAAGCAATCTGACAATTCAGTAAGAGACATCACAAAACAGGTACACGATCAAGATACCTCAGTTGCAATTGACAATTCCGGCGCGGTCGGAACAATTGTAATGACTGCTGATGGAACTAATGTTCAAGAAATTACAAATGCTGCTACTAGTATTAAAGTTCCTCTTATAATTGAAGATGCTAATTCTATTACTATTAAGGAAGGCGACGCATCCTCGATTGGTGTTGAAATAAAAATTCCGCTGGGGTTGTCTACTAATTACAGTTTTGTTCTACCGAAAACGCCAGGAGAGTTTGGCCAAGTACTGCAGACTGACGGAACAGGCAACCTTGATTGGATTAAGCTTGCTCCTGGCACAAAAACTATACAAGTAGCAAAGTCCGGCAACGATGACAATGACGGCATTAACGCTCCTGTGTTAACTATTAAACGTGCTACACAGATTGCTAGTCAGAATACATTCTCACCAAGAGTTGCACCTACAGTTGGCGTTAAAGATGCTACCGAGTTATTGTTATCAAACAATGCATATCTGCAAGCAGAAGTAATTGCTTACATAGAACAACAGATTGCATCGGCAGCAGGTGGTTCAATGTGGGACGGCTTCTCATATAATTCTGCTACGTGTTCAAGAGACGTAGGGTACCTAATTGAATCAGCCGCGTATGACCTAAAGTATACTGGCAACTCAAAGTCTGTTTTTTCAGCTACTCGTTACTATACTGGATCAACTTCAGTTATTAACGGCCAAGAAGCCCAAACTGCTGCTGCAATTACAGTTCTTCAAACATTGTCATTGCGAGTTATACAAAATGATCAAACTGGAAGTCGATATCAATCAGCAGTAGCTCAAGTAACTGACGCAACTAAAACACAGGGAAGCGTAGCTGTTGCTGACCTCTCATCACTATATCAGATTACTATTGACGTACTAGAACAAGGTATTAATCTTCTTGCTACAGTAGTAGATCCACAATATAAAATTACAGCACAAACTATTCAGGTTTCGTCGGGCGAATATTATGAACAAAATCCTATACTAATTCCTGATTTTTGTAGTATTGCAGGCGACTCTTTAAGAAACTGTGTATTGCGTCCCCTTAATCCTCTGCGTGACTTTCTAAGAATACGAGACGGAGTGTACTTTACTCAATTTACATTTAGGGATTTGCTCGACCCAGAAGGTCGTCCTCAGGACCGATTTGACTATGCTGTTGCATTTGACGACGTAGATGATAGAACTGTTAACAGATTTGAGTATCCTGAACTTCCTTTTCAGAAGACATTGGTTACTGCATCTCCATATATACAGAACTGCTCTATTATATCGTTTTTGGGAGCGAACGGCATTTACAATGACGGGTACAAAGTTCGCAGTCCCAACGTACCTAGATTCCAAGATGAAGCGGAGAATCCACCGGTAGGAGATACACCAAGACAAAATCCATCAATTGTTGCAAACGCATTTACTATGCTGTCATTTGGCGGCACAGGGTGGCGGGTTACAAACGAAGCGTATTCACAAGTTGTATCATGCTTCCAAATTTTCTGTAAAAATGGATCGTATGCGCAGAATGGTGGCTACTTATCTATTACAAACTCAGCAACAAACTTTGGTTTGTACGCACTTCGTTCGAATGGTTTCAGACCCACTGCGTTTAATTTCGACAAAGGAATTATTGCTAGCAACGGCGTAGACGGCGGGTTTACTACTTTTAATGTTATAGGATTCGGAAGAACCCCTGTCGAACACTTTATTTTACGTTTCATTAATTCCAACAATGTTGATATCACAGAAAACTTTAAAGGTTCGTTAACTACATTTAACTTTGATCCCGACGCCAACGCAGTGGACCTATCTCTAAATACGTTTACAGTAATAAACCACGGATTCACCAACGGCAGTAGGGTAAGATACGAATCAAATGGCAACAATGAGATCGCAGGATTATTGTCAGGATCTTATTATTATGTAGAGCAATTATCATCGGACGTGTTTAGACTATACGAAGATGAAGCTCTGACCGAAACTACAACTATAGATGCGCCTGCACTAGGCACGCACCAGTTGATTGTAGGTAGCGAAGAATACTACATAGAAGAAATATTAAACCAGTCAAACAGATATCAAATTTTGACACTTAGTGGCTCAGGACTAGACTTTACAGTAGGCCAAGAAATAACAGGCACCGCCGGCGCTGCACCTACTAGCGCTTACGTATATTCGTGGGATCAGGCTACTAATACGCTAGTAGTCAGTTTGAATCAAGTAACTATTGGCAACGTACTGCAATATGTAGATTTTACATCATCTTCTACTATTACGCAGGACGCCAGCGGACAGTCTACTGATATTCCTGTGTCTACTACTGAAGACAAACGAGACCTCTACTCAGCTACATTTAGAATAAAAAGTTCAATTGGTGGATCAACCGTAACAAACGTTGCACAAACTGTTGGATTAGATCTGCACTTGCATAGGCCTTCTATTGTTAACTCGTCTGCTCACACATGGGAATATGCAGGATCAGGTACTGATTACAATGCATTGCCTAGCAACGGTGGCCAAAGTATAGAGCGCTTTGAGCAATTTGAAGATCTACCTGGTAGAGTATACGCTTCAGGTACAAACGAGCTAGGCGACTTTAAAGTAGGTAATTTCATAAGAGCAGAAAACAGAACAGGTAATGTAGTCTTTGCAAACCGAGTTTCTATTGCACGTCTTGATTCGATCTCGCTTAGTCTATCAGACGTAACAATATCTCAAATATCAAAAGATCCGGGTCTTGGCGATAATGAACCAGGCGGCGCCAGTCACGATAGACTGACAACTCAGCTTGCTCAACGACTGTTCATGGACAACCGTTTGGGTGATTTTCTTGATAAAAGAGTTGCTACGTCTGCGGTGCCAGGCGCTGTTGTACAGTTGAATTCGTCAGGCCAATTAAATGTTGATGTAATTCCTCCTACAAGAGCGTTTAATTCATACAATCTGTCTTCCTTTGAGGCTAGGCTAGAACTAGTAGACGATATCCCTCCACAGGAAGTGTTGAGTGGTGATATTGTTATTGAGGTCTATCAGCAACAATCTATTACTGTAGATCAAGCCATAACAGTAGTAAAGGGAGATAGAATCTCTCAAGCTAGCACTGGGTCAGAAGGATTTGTAAGAGAAGCTGTTACTTCTGCTACTTCTGTAGTTCTAGTAAACGTAGTTGGTGAATTTATACAAGGCAGTGGCAATACACTAGAGATTAACGGAACTGAGGATCCAGTAGGGCTGTATGTTACTACTGCTGGCGCTAAAGCAGAATTTCAGGAAAACTTTTTCCTAAGTGACGACGGTGACTCACAATTCTTACAAATAGATACTCCGCAAGGTGGCGCTGCTCTTGACTTCACTGTTGGTGCTACTGTAACGTCAGCAGCTAACCGAGCACAAGGTCAAATAACTGATTTTGTTCAGGGCCTATCAATCTTAATCGATGCCAGTGACTTGCCAAGCGGTTCTGGATATAGCACAAGTGGCACATATCTTAGTGTAGCGCTAGACAGTTCAACTGGAGCCGGCGCTGGTGCAACAGCAGATATAACAGTATCTGCCGGTCAAGTTACTCAGATTGATTTAAGAAGAGGCGGCGCCAACTATGTTGTAGGAGATACTCTTACGGTAACTGATGACGCACTTATTGGTGGCAGATCAGGAGGCAATGCATTTACTGTTGGCGTAACTTCAACTGAGAATAGATTGTATATTGATATTACTGGAAACTTTATAAGATTTGCTGCATCAGATACAAGAAGAGATTATATAGAAGATGATAATGCTCCGGACCTAACGACTGCTAGCTTAACTTCGTTTAATTCTATTAGTTTCGACGGAGACTCTTCTAACGGAGAAATAGATTATGCTGTTTCATATATAATAGTTTCCGGTGGCCACGGGTTTACTGATGGTGACCCAATCGAATATGACAACAATGGCAACGCCTCAATAGGCGGGCTAAGTCAATTGGGAATATTCTATGTAAAGGTAATAACTAGTACTAGCTTCGAGGTATACTCTCGTTATGACCTAAATCCTGCTCAAAAGGTAGATTTTACTACTAGCCAACTAGGCACACACATCTTTAGAAAGAGAACAATATCACTCTCTGCTAATAGAATAGTATTAGACTCCCACGGGTATAGTGTAGGTGATCCTGTTAGAATAGGAGGAGCTGATCTGCCTGGCGGTCTTGTATCAGGCAATTTTTATTACGTTGGCGCGCTTACTACAAACTCATTTACACTGCACGACGATAGAGGGTTTGCTGTACAGAGCATAAACGGCATAATACAATCAGAACAATCATTAACTGTATCGGCGGGCACAGGAACTGCAACATTCACTCTACAGAATGTAGAGATTGCCGGAACAACTGACACCTCAAGCAGAGACTTGGATAATTACAGTTCATTGTCTGCTACAAATATAGACGCAGCAAACGTAGTATCAGGCATTATTTCCCCGTCGAGACTAGCTAGCGGTGCAGCAAACACTAGTACGTTTTTACGAGGAGATTCTGTCTGGGTCGAAGCGGTTAGCACTATTAGAATAGACTCCGGCAGCCCATTAAATCTTGTAGGTGACTCTAATACAGTTGGATCTGATAACCTTTACTACGGCGATCTAAGGCTGGAAATATTACCCACAAGCAGTGCAGCCGGCAACGTAGACTACACTAACATTGGCGTATCGTCGTTTAATAAAAGCCAGTTCACTGTTTCTCCACAAGGTGAAGTTGATGTAACATCATCAGCAGACGGTGGCACACTGGATGCTGCAACATTGGGTGGTAGTCCAAGTTCGTTCTTCGTTAATCCAGAAAACCTAAACAGAGGCGTGCCTATAAACAAGGGCGGCACCAACATACAAAGTTATAATGCTGGTGATATAATATTTGCGGCGGCAGAGTTATCTACAAACACAGACAGTATGAGCCGATTGCCCATTGGTGTCGAGAATACAATTTTAACATCAACAAGCGGATCACCGTCTTGGTCTAACTCGATTACTGCTAGTAGTATAGAAGTTACTGATACGTTTCAAATTAAAGATTTTATTTTAGATTCGGAAACTTCAACGTTCAGTTCTACGTCGCCGCAGACAGTGTCTACGTTTGTTGGGTCGCAGTTTAGGTCTGCAAAGATGATAGTACAGGTAACAAACAACAGCACAGGTGACTATCAAGCGCAGGAAATTCTAGTAGTGCATGATAGCAACGTTACAGCAGATTTTGTAGAGTATGCAATAATTCATACTTCTGCAGATCCGCTGGCCAGTTTTACAGCAATATATTCTGGAGGTAGTGTCTTCCTACTGGCAACTGCTGCCACAGCAGACTCACACACTTACAAAGTAGTAAAAACTATGATAACTATTTAATAGATAAGTAGTTATGAACAGCTAATTTTAGGGAAAGGGAACTAAATGGCAATTAAAGATTTTAAAGTCCGCAACGGTATTGTTGTAGGACCAGATGACTTCTCTGTAGATGTTTCTACAGACACTGCTAGCTTTGCAGACGGCTATGTTGTTAACATAGGCACAGACCGCGTTCTTAAACAAACCGATAATATATCAGAGCTGACAAACGACTCAGAATACCTTGTGTCTAAAGCAGATGTTGATGCACTTGGTGTTGATGCGGGCACACTTGACAGTATTACTAGTACACAATTCTTACGTAGCGATCAAGACGGTACCGTTAGTGGCAATTTAACAGTTAGTGGCGGAACTGGCCCGGCAGTATTCTCTGTGATAGCAGACAGTGATAATATTAACGAGAACGATACAGCTACTATAGTATTAAGTCAAGACGGTGGGTTAGTTACAGGCGCCTGGGGATTTGACAGTAATAACGTAATGTACTTCGAATCATTGGTCGGCACGGGTGCTGCCACAATTGATTTTAGAACCAACAACGGGGGAACTGCTAGAGTCAACGACAACCTAATATTTCACGCTGGTAACTCGAGACCTTACAGTACTACTGAGCAAAATAAATTATCTAACATTGAGGATAATGCAACAAGAGATCAAACTAAGTTTGATATTGATGC